TATATGTGTACAGCCGCCACTTGCCGCCGACAAAAGTCATTAATTTTTTAGCGGGGGGGCTATTGATTTTTTAGAGCTTTGCAGATTTTTTAGGCTTTTTGCCTGCGCTCCTGCTGCACTATCTCCAACCCTCCGACCTCCTACCCCTTGCTAACTCGTTTGACGAGCTTAGAAGAGGAAGAGGTGTTCACACCTTCCCTTTTATACCTCCACCACTTCCAGAGAGAACAAATTAAACGGAGATTTTTTGAAGCTCAAAGCTTTGAAAATTAAAAACTTGCTCTCCAGAGAAGCAAATAAATATCTCTGGGGATCTAGCTGGATAATATTTGATAAGTAATTTATTTGTTTTTTCAGTTTATTTGATTAATTTTATAATTCAAATGGGCGTTACCAGATTTCCGCCACTAGCCACAGACTAGGTATTAGTAAAAAATCCGTCTTTGAAATACTGAAACTTTAAACTTAAAAAAATGGAATATTATGAACTCCAGGAGAGCGGACTTTTAAAAGTTCTCCAGGATAAAACTCAAAATCTGGAATTACATTTCCAGACGAAAATAGAACGTCTGATTTGGGACGCTCTGGAAAGCCAAATTGAAGAGCTTCCAGAAGATACACAAATGATAATTCAAGATGAAATTTTTGACTTATCAGGAAGATTAGGAGATGACATTGAAAACAATATTTTAGAGCTATGACAAAAATTAATTATAATGGTTGGGCTAATATTGATACTTGGAGATGTAATCTCAACATAATGAACACTAGCGAAATTTATACTCCACTTCTGGAGTCATTCAATCGCAAATGTGCCTGGCAAGAAATAGAGCCAGAGAACAAAGAGCGAAGAGCTTTGATTTTATTATTTACTATCAAGCAATTCAAGAATTTATTTATAGACGATATTGACTTTGACAAAGTTGATTATTATGAAATTCTGGAAGCTCTGGAAGAATAAACTAATTAATTGGCGGAGCTTAATTGCTCCGCTTTTTTTGACTAATTAAAAAAATTACTAACATGAAAAAAATTTTAATTTATCTAGTTGCATTAACTGAAGAGTTACAAGATTATAATGATTATTACGTTTTCACAGATAGAGAGAAAGCGGAAGAATTCACAAAAAATCAAATTGCAAAAGCTAAAGAAGAAAACGGAATTTTTGAAATTTATACAGATACAGAATTTGAATTTTATTTCAATTCATCTGAGGGAAATCAAAAAATATATCTCACAGAAACTTTAACTTATGATGATTGGGGGAATTAAAAACCCCCCATTTTTTTTCTAACTAAAAATTAATAAAATGAAAATTAACTTAAATAAAGAAATGGCTTGGATAACTTTTCTAGATGACGACTTTGGAAATAAATGGTTTCCTGTAACTGATATAACAGGAAAACAATTAGAGTGCAGAAATTTAGACGAGGATGAGACAATAATGTTTCATTGCCGAAAAAATATCCCAACATTTAGAAAATGGGGTATTGCTAACACTACTCAAATGCTACTTAAAAAACGCAATGAGAGATAACTTTTAATAACTAATAAATACTAACATGAAACAATTTAAATTTAGAATGGTTGTAACTTATGAATATGACTTTAATATAAAAGCTCCAGATAAAAAAAACGGCTCTGGAGCTTTGCGATGAATTTCAAAACATTGACGCATTTATTTGTGATACAGATGACCGAGCTATGAAATTTTGGGATTGTTCCCGAGATTATGATTTTATCAAAGAAGATAAAAACCCGTCAAAATACGCAGATGTATTTACAAATGATGATTTAAATGAATACATCAAACATCTTCCAAATTATATAAAAAAATAAAATTATGGCTTATAAATACCCAGATATAAAATTTTACGATTATGATTTTTACTTGAGTGGAATTCCGATAGGAGTTTTAATGCGACCCGAAGAAACAGATTTAAAAGAAGTCCAGGAAGCATGGAAAGAAGTTTTTTTTAGAGGTGCGGAAAAATCTACAAGAGAAACTATAAAGGCAAAAAATGTCGGCTTAGTTTTAAATAGAATATTTCTATATATAGAGGATTATAGACAATCTGAAAAAGAAGACGAACAAAAACAGATATGGGCTGATAAAGGTAAAAGTAAAGAGATAAAAGAACTCAAGGAGAAAATAAAACAACTCCAGGAGGAAGTAAAAAAAGCAAAACAATTTCAACTTAAATTTTAAAATTATGACAAAAACAATTGAATCGAGTATAATTGAACACGCAATTGATAAACTCGAAGACGGATCCCTAGAGGATAAATATTCTGATGATCTGCACCATTATTTATTTAATGAAGATTATTTTATAACTTATTACTCCAGAGCTAACCAATGGCTTAAAGATAACGATTTATCAGTTTGGGAAGTGATGAGTTACTGCAACGAGCAAGAAAAGGTCAATTTCGGGGAAATTCAGACGACTTTTGACAATTCCGAAACCCTAGTAAATCATTACGCATATTGGAAAGGACAAGAGCTTCTAAATTCATTAGAGGTTGAACTATCCGACCGATTAACCGAAGATGATATAAAGAATTTGATTTCAGAAATGGAATCAATGTTAGTCAATTAATTAGTTTAACATGGGGAGACCTAGTCTCCCCTTTTAAAAATTCAAAAATTATGGAAAAATCAAATACAGAAATATTAAAAGATTTAATAAAATATAGTATTATTGACGAAGTAAAGAATGTTGAAGACATTAGTTATTTCGAGGAACTAATATTCAAAGTAGGAATGTTAGGAGAAAAAAAGGCAAAATATACCTTTGAAAACGGCTTCACGCTTTCAGTAGTAGCGGGAGAAAATCAGGGATATTACGGCAACGGAAAAACAAGTTTTGAAGTAGCGGTATTAGACCAAGAAAATAAATTCATTACAAAGGAGTTTGAAGATTCTTTTGATGATGTTTTAGGTTGGCAAACGACCGACCAAATTACTAATATGATAACTAAAATTAAAAATTATGAGCAAAAATAAAATTAAAGATGATTTAGATTTCATTAATAATGCATTTGGCGGTAAAAAACCAAGCGTTATAAATTGGGATAAAATAAATAAAATGTCTAACCAGGAGATTAACGCTCTTCATAAAATTTTGAAATAATGGGATTAGATATGTATTTAACCAGGAAAAAGTATGTTAAAAATTGGGAGCATACTCCAGAGGAACAAAAACATAATGTCAAAATTTCCAGAAATGGAAGAAGTATTGACTCCTCAAAAGTAATGACAATAGAATTTGAGGAAATTTATTGGCGTAAAGCTAATCAAATTCATCAATGGTTTGTTAAGAATATTCAAAACGGAATTGATAATTGTGCTGAATATTATGTAAGTAGCGAGCAATTAGCAAACCTCCTGGACGATATATTATATTCATTGAAAAACAAAGACCATGCGGAGTCGGTGCTTCCGACTTCAAGAGGTTTTTTCTTTGGCTCTGATGAATATGACGAAGATTATTGGCAAGATCTCCAGGTAACTGCTGATGAGCTTGAGGAAATATTAAGCAATAGTGAAGCTTTAGAAGATGAGTTTTCCTATAAAGCTTCCTGGTAACAATTAAAAGGGGTAATTCAGTAGGTAGAAGCTATACTTGAAGTTAATTTAAAGCCGTAATTAAGCTATTAATTAATTCTAACAACACCAGGAACTCAATTCTAGAACAAGCGGAAATGGTGGGTATAGAAGTCGGAGGTTCGAGTCCTCCCCCCTATTACTAAGTGGCGGATATTCAACATAAACCGTAATATCTGAATCAATGGAAGTTATGACTCCATAGCCAAAAAAACCTGGATTGATTCTCCAGGTTTATTTTAACTTTAATTAAATAACTAATATGAATACAGATTATTACTTATATGATAAAGCTAACGATAGCTTGTATACATTTAACAATGGAGACATTGTATTCTTTGCCGACAAAAACGAGGCACAAGAAGATTGTAGGGGCAACGAGATTGTAGTTCAATTCAAGGACTTGCCAGACCATAAAAAATTAGAAGTAAATAAACAAACTAAATTCCTAACTAATGGAGAATTTGGTAAATTCTATTGTGCTTACTGCGATAAGCCAATACCAACAACAACAACTCCAGAGAACTTTTTTGAAGATCTTGAGGGGGTATAAATGTCAAACTTAAAATAATAAACAATGAAAAACAAGAACAAATCAAATAGAGACAGAGTAAACAAAGGAGAAAAGGTATTCCAGATGAAAGGAACATTCCAGGAAGTATGGAAAGAATATGTAAAACTAAATGAGCAACTTAAAAATAACTAAAACTATGGACAAAAAAGTAAAACATTGCACATTAGATTGGAGATACTTAGATACATTTTACAAAGTATCACACCAAGTAGAAATGAGATCGGACTCTGGATATAAAATAGATATAAAACAAGATGAAGAATTAACTAAAAAACAAAAAGATTTTTTTCTTGAAATCTGTCAAGAATCTATTGAAGTATATTCAGAAAAGATTATTGAATTTATTAACGATAAAATTTACGACTATGTTATAGACAACGAGTATGAAATATTCTCTGAACTAGAAGATTTAGGAGTAATAACAAACAACGAACTAAAAAAATAAAATAAAAAAGTAGGCAAAGGCACGAAACTAAAAGGGCGATACGCTTCACTTGAGCATGACCGATTCGATAAACTCAAGGCTTTTTTTTTAATTAAAGCTAACTAAACTCTAAAACTATGACTCTAACAGACAACAAAGAAGCAACCATTTGCTTAGGAAAGGCAAAGGTTATCAAATCAGAAATAAAAGAAATAATAGGGCTATCCTATCCAGATAAAGAATCAGATCACTTAACAATTCAAATGTTAGATTGGGATAATAAAGAAATTATTATTCAGCTATCAGCTTATGATTGGATAAATTGGTTTGATAATAAAACTCTAAAAAGAATTGGAGATTCTTTAAATAAAATTGTAACAAAGAAAACATCATCTAAAAACTAAAACTATGGAAAACTTAGTAAAAAAATTAAATAGAAATAAAACAAAATTAGCTTTTGTAATAATGTGCGATCAAAAAGATTATAAAAAATACCTTAAAGATACTGATGTATATTATAACATACACCCACAAGAATTAAATGAGTTAAACTCTACATTAGAAATATTGGACAAAAATAATGTTAATTATGATTTAGCATTAGAAAGATTTTTTGAAGATTCAGAGGATATTCAATACGATTGGATTCATGAAACAAATTATTTAAACATTTAAAATTATGGAACGACACGACTACGAATTAAAAGAAAGAGAGGATAGCGTAATTAATGTTACCTCAGAATTAGCAGAAGTTAACCACTTCTCCTTAACTATATACTTTGTATATAAAAATGAAAAGTATGGGGCGTATTGTTATTACGAAGTCAATGGTCAAGGTATATATGATATAAATATATATGGGGTGGACAAGGATTTAGAAATTACTGATGAATTAGAACATCAAGTTGATGTGTTTTTCAGAGAGCAGTTTCATATAGATCAAAAAACTTTGGATTGGTAATGAGAAAAATATTAAACCAAAAAGTCCAGGCTCACATCTTCCTGGTAGATGTTAAATTTCAGTACAATAAAAATATTTATAGAGTTAGCTGTGATTATTATTCTGATTCTGGAGTAGAAAACATTGATGTATATAAAGAGGACGTTTACTTAACACCTAATTCAAAAAACAATAAAGAAATATATAAAGAAGCGACTGAAATTATATATGAAATGAATATAAAAAATAAATAAAATGATATGATTATTATTAAAATTTATTTAAATTATTATTAAAATTAATATATTTGCAAAATGGACAATCAGTTTTGTAAAAAGTGTGAGAGTAAAAACATAGTGCTAGAAACTTTTGAATATTTAGGCGATTATGCTTCACATGATTACATTTGTCTGGACTGCAAACATCAAGGAACATTATTTTATGATGTCAAATACACTATAACTAACAACTATTTTATTAAAAATGAAACTAAAAAAACTAATCAGAAAGAAAAAACATAGACAATATATTGCTGAGTATATATTATGTTTAGATTTTGAATGCGACAATTTGAGAAAGAGGTTAAGATCCGTCAATGATAAAACTCTTATTCGTAAAATAATATTCAAAACAAAACTTCAAAAAAAATATAGCAAAAGATTACAACTCTTAAACTTTTAATTTATGGAAGAACAAATAAAATTGTATGAGTATAGAATAGAGGCTATCATAAATAGAGTCTCTGAGTCCATTGACAAGCTAGAGAAACTGCAAGATACCTCTGGAAACCTATCATACGTACAAGGCAATCAACTTGAAGAAATTATAACCGACTTAAAAGAAATACAATGAAAGAACACATATTCAAACAATACCTGGAGAACATACTTAACTATTTAGATATTTCTGTTGAAGAATTATTTGAAAAAACGAAGAAAGATGAAATAGTAAAGCCAAGACAAATGCTGTTTTATTTATGTAGTGTTAAATCAAACATGGGACAAAAAGAAATAAGCGGTTATCTTAAAAAGATTAACCAAGATGTACCGCAAGAAATCATACACTATGGTATAACTGCATTTAAAAAACTAATTGAGGAAGATAAAGATTATGTTTATATTATAGATAAATTAAGTAAGATAAACCATGATGTTGAGTAGTATTTTTATGGAGGCAGTAAATGATCCAGGGACAACTTCAATGGACGGAAAAGGTTACAAAGCCAGAATGAAATTAGGAATAAAAATAGCTCAAGATATAGAGACAAAGAGGGTAAAGATATATGACTTATCCTCTGCGGGTAATTATTATGTAGAAATGCAAGGAGAAAATTTAGAAATTATTTTAAATCAGGGGTGGAGTGTAGGAGTATATAAAATTACATTAGAAAAATATAAAAAAAAACTTGATAGAATTAAATTAGGAATATCAAGCGAACTTAATGGGAACAAGAGTAACAAAAGGCTTTTATATTTAAAAGAAGCCAGACAGCAAATCCTAAATAAGTATTATAAGGTTACTCAAAAACTAACTAAAATTAAAACAAATGCCAAGTAAAACTATTAATAAAAAATCCACATTTGATGTGCTGAATGCAGTCAATGTGAACGATAGGACAGAAAAGAAAGGTCAACTTACTTATCTGTCTTGGTCGTGGGCGTGGCAAGAGGTAAAGAAAACTTTTCCTGATGCTACCTATACATATTACAGAGACTCAGAAACCAACTTACCATTCTCCTACAAGGAGGGGGTGGGTGCTTTTTGTCATACTTCTGTAACGATTAAAGAGGAAACACTAGAGATGTGGCTTCCTGTTATGGACAATAGAAACCAATCGGTTTTGAAACCAAATTCAACTCAGATCAATAGTACACTTATGAGATGTTTAACTAAAAACTTAGCTATGCATGGAATGGGACTATATATATACGCAGGGGAGGATATACCTCAAATAACTGCTGAGGAAATTAGCAAGTCAAACCAAGAGAGTTCGGTTAAAAAAGTCAAGGTAACAGACGACAATTGGTCTAAGATAGTAGAGACATCAAAGAGGCTTCAGTCTCAGAAAGTAAAGTGGGATACTATCTTATCAAGACTTATGGATAAGTACATAGTGGACGAGACTCAGATAGAAAAACTTAACAAAGAACTCTATGGAAAATAAAAAGATTATTGAGAAGCTAAGAGAGGACAAACATTACTACGGGAAATATGGACAACAATGGATTTCAAACAGTGACATCAAAGTACTTAGAGAAAATCCAGAGGCGTTTCATTTGCCGGTAAAATCTAACGAGAACTTAGAGAAGGGTAAATTGTTTCACGAATTAATTCTACAACCTGACAAAGCTAAAGACTTTTTAATAGCAGATGTATCCAGGAGAGACGCTTCTTATAAAAAGTTTTTGGAAGACAACAAGGTGGACTTTGCTTTAAAAACATCAGAGGCAGATGAGATTAAAGAGTTAGTCGATTGGTTTATGAACGAGAATAACAACAAGGTTAAGTTTATGAAGGATTACCTTTTAGACTTTGATGCTAAGTATGAAGAGCCAATGATTGGCGAAATTATGGGGCATCAGTTTAAAGGGAAGGCAGATTGTATAAGCAAGGGAATGGTAATAGATCTCAAGACATCTGGAGATGTCGCTAAGTTTACCAGAAATGCACCTTACTACTATTACGATACACAATCGTATATATATCAAACCTTGTCAGGTATGCCTATGGTATTTTTTGTAATTGGAAAAACCAAAAAGCCTATCGGAACAAAACCAGGCACAATGACTTATGATGTCGGTATATTTAATCCAACTCCTGAAACAATTGCGAGAGCAAAGGAGAAGGTGGAACAAGCATTGTATCACTACGATAAATATTTTGCAAAAGGTGCAGAGGAAAGTATCGAGGATATAATTTTTAAAGGAGAATTTTAATTTAATATATAATCTATGAGTACAACTAAATACAAACACAAAGAAGGAAGAGGTTCACTTTTCAAAAATAGTTACAAAGAAAAGGATACCCAACCGGATTTAAAGGGAACAATGACTGACCTAGATGGTAAAGAGTTTGAGATTTCTGCATGGGAGGGAACTACCCAGGCAGGAGACTACAAGCTGTCCATTCAAGTTAGTACACCCTATGTAAAAACAGGAGATAAAGCAGATAAGTCTGAGGAAAAGGACAATCTGCCTTTCTAGTTTTAAAATTAATTTTAATGTTAAGGTGGGAGGAATCGTTTTTTTTTCATATTATTAGTCATCCTCCCATCTTTTTTTAATCAAATAAAATCAAATCATGCCTCACATAGTAACAATATTTCAGAACATAAGAGAAACAGAAACGCCATTTATAAAAGATGTAACATACATCTTACAAAGAATTAAGAATGGAAAGAACCAGGACTTAGTAAAAAAAATTAGAGCTGAAAAGGATAAGAGTAAAAGAAATGATTTAAAGAAAAATCTTCCAGCTATATGCTTCTCGGGTGAATTTAAAAAGAGAGCAGACTCATCAATAGAAAAACATAGTGGACTTATTTGTTTAGACTTTGATGGTTACAAAAAGAAAAAGGATATGTTGGAAGACAAGGAGAACTTCCAAAACAATAAGTTTGTTTATTCTGTATTTGTTTCTCCATCAGGTAATGGTCTAAAGGTTTTAGTTAAGATACCACCAGAGCCAGAGAATCACACCAAGTATTTCAACTCACTAAAGAAAGAGTTTAACTCTTCTTATTTTGATTCTACCTCTAAAAATATATCAAGGGTATGTTACGAGTCTTATGATCGTTTGCTTTTTATAAACGAGACATCATCTGTTTGGGAGAAGATTGAGGAGGAGGAGTATGAAGAGAGAAGTGTTATCAAAGATGTACCTGTTCTAAAAATTACAAGCGAGAATAAGATAATAGAGATACTAACAAAGTGGCACCAGAGCAAATACCCTATGGTTGAAGGTCAAAGAAACCACAACTTATATATACTAGCTATGGCGTTGAATGAGTTTGGTGTTAGTAAAAACATAGCCTCGTTTGTGTGTTCGCAGTATGAGTCATCAGGCTTTAGTAAAGTAGAGATACAAACCACGATTGATTCAGCATACAGAAACACCGCAGATTTTAACACTAAGTTCTATGAAGATACTGAAACCATCAATGATATAAAGCAAAGAATCAAAAGGGGAGATTCTAAAAAAGACATACGAAGAGATTTACAAGAAACTAATTTAAAAATCGATGACATTGAGGCCGTTATCGACAAAGCAGAGGAGCAGGAAGATGAGCATTTCTGGACTAAAAACGAGAAGGGTACCATTAAGATTGTTCCTTTGCTTTTTAAAAGATTCTTAGAGGACAATGGCTTTTATAAGTATTGTCCAGAGGGTGGGAAGAACTATGTGTTTGTAAAGGTTACCAATAATCTTATAGACCATACAAGCGAGAAGGAGATAAAAGATTTTATACTTGACAAGCTATACCATTTCGAGGATGTATCGATATACAATTACTTTGCAGAACAAACCAGGTTTTTTCGTGAAGAGTTTTTAACTCTGCTTGGTACTATTGATATATATTTTATAGCGGATACTAAGGATTCATCTTACTTGTATTACAGGAACTGCGCAGTACAAGTCAAGAAGGACGAGGTAATAGACATTGACTATGTAGATTTAGGAGGGTATGTATGGAAAGATCATGTCATAGATAGAGTTTATAAAAGATGTGAGCAAGTTGATTGTGATTACAAGAAGTTTATTGAAAACATAAGCGCTAACAATCCTGTCAGAACAGAGTCAATGCAGTCAACGATAGGATTTCTAATGCATGGTCACAAGAATTTATCGTATTGTCCTGCGGTAATTCTAAATGATGAGGTTATCTCTGACAATCCAGAGGGAGGAACAGGTAAGGGAATCTTTATGAATGCTCTGAGTCACATGAAAAAGCTAGTGACTATCGATGGTAAGGCTTTCGATTTCTCTAAATCATTTGCTTATCAATTAGTATCAGCAGATACTCAGATACTTTGCTTTGATGATGTAAAGAAATACTTTGACTTTGAAAGATTGTTTAGTGTAGTGACTGAAGGATTAACTCTTGAGAAAAAGAATAAAGATGCTATAAAAATTCCATTCAGCAAGAGTCCTAAGATTTCCATCACGACAAATTATGCAATTAAAGGGGCGGGTAATTCATTTCAAAGAAGGAAGTGGGAGCTAGAGCTTCACCAGCATTACAACAAAAACTATACACCACAAGATGAGTTTGGCAGGTTGTTCTTTGGAGATTGGGATGATGATGAGTGGTGTGTGTTTGATAACTATATGATACAATGCATTCAACTTTACTTAAATAAAGGGTTAATACAGAGTGAGTTTGTTAATCTAAAAATTAGACAACTTTCTGCCGAGACGAGTCATGATTTTATTGAGTGGTGTGGATTGCTTGAGGGTGCGGAGCCAAACTTAAAGATAGCACCAGAGATAACCATACATTTAAACGAGGTGTACTTTGATTTTATAAACGAGTATCCTGACTACGGGCCGAAGTCTAAGATGACTATAAGTAGGCAGAGGTTTTACAAATGGATCAATGCCTATTGTGTTTACAAAACCGGAGAGAAACCACAAGAGGGTAGGGACCTTGTAGGAAAGTGGATAGTTATTAGCGATAAAGAGGAAGAAAAAGACGAGGATGAATCAAATTATATACCATTTTGAAATTTAGAAAATACCAATCGGAAATTATAGACAAGGCTTTTGATGTGCTTGTTAAGTATAGGTTTGTTTATCTGTCTATGCAGGTGCGAACAGGAAAGACTTTGACCGCTATGGGTACAGCCCAGAAGCTAGGCGTTGACAATATGTTATTCGTAACCAAGAAGAAAGCCATCTCCTCCATAGAGGATGACTATAAATTACTTAGTCCTAAGTTTCATCTTACTGTTATTAACTACGAGAGTCTACATAAGGTTGAAGGTGAATATGAATGCATAGTTCTGGATGAAGCTCATGGTATGGGTGCATATCCCAAGCCGAGCAAGAGAACTAAGATGATAAAGCAGATAATTAAAAAGCAGAACCCGTTTGTTATCTTAATGTCTGGAACTCCAACTCCAGAATCTTTTAGTCAGATGTATCACCAGGTATTTGCCTGCCCACAAAATCCTTTTAGAAACTATACCAACTTTTATAAGTTTGCTAAACATTATGTGGATGTGGTGCAAATTAGAATAGGGGCTATGCCTCACAATAACTACACAAAAGGCAAGCAGTCTATATTAGATCAGATGAAACCATATATGATTAGCTATACTCAAAAGGAAGCAGGGTTTAAAGTAGAAACCATTGAAAAGGTATTGAAGGTTAAGATGTCTGACCTTACCTATAACATGGTCAAGCAACTGAAAAAGAATTTAGTTATCGAGGGAACTGATGAGGTGGTGCTGGCAGATACCGGTGTGAAGCTGATGTCTAAATTACACCAACTCTTCTCTGGAACAGTAAAGTTTGAGAGCGGAAAAGCAACCGTTATAGACCTATCGAAAGCTGAGTTTATACGCACTCAATTTAAGAATCAGAAGATAGGTATATTCTATAAGTTTAAAGCCGAGTATGATGCTTTAAAAGAGGTCTACGGGGATGACTTGACTAATGAATTAAAAGAATTTAAAACCACTGATAAAAACATAGCGCTCCAAGTGGTGAGTGGACGTGAAGGTATTAGTTTAAAGGAAGCGGATTGTCTTGTGAATTACAACATAGATTTCTCTGCCCTTAGCTATTGGCAGTCACGTGACAGAATGACAACCAAAGACTCTATCCAGAATGATGTGTACTGGATATTTTCAGAGAATGGTATTGAGGAAAAGATATACCGAGCGGTCACTAAGAAAAAAGATTACACGCTAAAACATTTTGAAAAAGATTTACTAAGTTTATAAATATGAAAGAACAAAAATTAATTGAGATGATGAACAAAGTCAACAAGCTTGACGAAATTATGCAACAGGTAATACAGGAAATGTATAACCTAAAAAACCTATCGGTTGGTACCCTGGAAACCATCAAGAGAATGAAGGGGTATGACAAAGCTCTGAAGGAATTAAAAGCAGATGCTGAAAAAGAAAAAAAGCAATCAAAAGATTAACTAAATTTATAATATGACAGAGCAACAGATTCAAACAAAAAAGATTAAAGAGTTGGAAGCTGATGGTTACTTTGTTTTAAAGTTAATAAAGACAAACAAGAATGGTATACCAGATGTACTTGCATTGCACCCTGAGTATGGGATTGAGTTCTACGAAATCAAAACCAAGAAGGGTAGAGTGTCTAAGCTTCAGGAGTACCGATTAAAAGAATTAAGACAATATGGATTTACCGCAGAGATATACAGGGGATGAGCACTACTATGAAATGGAAGAAACCTTTCTAGAAGAGCTAGAAAACTTGCCTTCTATTTATAGCGCAGGAATTATAATGCAGTTAGATCGTTTAGCTGAAGAGATGTATGAACAAAATAAACTATCTAAACCAAGTAAAAGGTTTGGCTTAATAGCTGGAGTTGTTCAGCTAAAAAGTCCTTTGTTTTTTAGCGTTGAATATTTAAACAGTAAATCAATGCATCCTCTTTTTTTTAAATTTAACGTCATAGATAGTGATGCTTACTTAGATTACATTAACCTAAACAAAACCATAAAGAATGAACAGGACTAGACAGGTCAACGAATTAGAAACAATAAAAGAATATGTGAACTCTTCACTTAAAATAGATATATCAGATGGTAGGCGACAACGTTCTTATGTATATGGTAGAGCTTTATACTATCAGTTATGTAAAGATTTCACTACACATTCATTAACCGATATAGGTTCGGTGGTAAATAAAGACCACGCTAGTGTGCTTCATGGTTTAAAAATATTTAAAAACTTTAGGGCTTGGGAGGAGACTTATCTTTTACAATTGTATCACGAAATCAGACTAATTCTTAAAAGTAAATTCAAGTTTGCAAACAATTTATTAGCCAAGTCAGAGGAGGATAAGTTTCAATTTCTATTAAACCATTACATAAACTTGAAACAAAAATATTATAATTTAAAAAGAAGTAAAGAAAAAATTTCCTAACTTTAAGTATCAGGTATACTTATGTCTTACAATATAGATGATATAGATAAAATTTTAAGCTTTACTAGTTGGAGTAATAAAAGAAAAATCGACGCCTTATTTGAGATTGACGCTGACCTGTATTGCAATCAAGGAAAGGACTCCACTAAGACAGAGCTTGATACCACACACAAACAATCACGTAAAATTTACAAAGCAGTTAAATCACTCGATGAGTATTGGGGCGGAATGATGCTAAGAGAAATAAAGTAGTTATGAATATCTCTCCACTAGAAAAGAAACGCATCCGTAATATAAATTATATTATGAATGATCTTCATGAGTCTGTAAACAATATATATGAACTACTAATAGACCATGAATATGGTGCTTTAAAGGGTGAGGTTTCCAAGATTAACGCCCAACTTAAAACCATCACTGATTCTTTAGAGAATGAAATATAAATTCTCAAAGCCTCAACTAAACTTTATAATTGTCTTTATAATAAACGCAGTGATACTTTACGTTATCTTTTGGAACTTATTTAATTAGGCTTAAGCTTTCTTTTTAAAGCTCTAAGTCTCGCCTCTGCACTACCAGGACCATATAGTTTTTTGTAAAGCTTTGGATTTAATTTTCTAAGCTCAGACTTAGACATTGCTCCTTGTTTTTCCTTATATTCTTTATTACGCTTAGCGTTTATAATTCTTCTTACATCTTTATAAAATGGAAGAAGACCTGCGTTACCAGAAATATCTAAAATTATATTTCTATTTAACTCATCTTGAGCTTCTTGTCTAGCTGATTCTGTTTTTCTTGTTTGAGTTCTTTGAATTAACTCTAAAGCTCTCTCTGACCTTCTAAGTATAGTTCCATAAGGCCCAGCAAAAAGTGTCGCTAAATTAGTCATTAAGTTTTCTGACTCTAAATCTTTTTTACCAAGTTGAGAGTAAACAATTGAATGTTTAAAAGCATCATACTCTTCATCACTTCTTAGTATTCCTAAATTGTTTTCATTAAATCTTTCTAAACCATAAGCAATAGCTGCAAAAGGAACATTACCCATGGTCTGTCTTGTTAGAAGGGTAAGTATAGACCCAGTTAAGGATCTTGCTGTTTCATCTACTATCTCTTGAGTCTCATCGATATCATCCTCATCTTTTTCTCTAAATGCCTGGTCAACATTATCACTTAATACTTTGTAAATTATTTGATACATTGACATTCTCATGGTAATTCCTAGGAGTAATCCTAAGGCTTGCTTGTTACTAATTGCCCCTTGGTTAAATAAAGCATTTACAGCTGTTCTAGCTGTTGTATATTCAAAGGCAAAAAAGTTAGACATAAAAGCATTTGCCTCCCTATATATTTCCTGAAATGCACCAGCGTCTTTTTTTCTTTTAAATTTTTCTATAGCTAATATTGGATTACGTGAAGTTGTAGACATAATGGCTTGCTTGTCAGCAGCAATTGCAGCTTTTTTTATAGCCTCTGCATATTCTTGACTTAAATATTTAGACTCTCCAGGACCTTTAGCCATTTTTCTTATGTCGTCTTCAGTCAATCTTATACCTGTTTCCTGTTCAAACACCCTCACAAACTCACCCAAATATAAAGGTCTTCCTATCATTTGGTCAGGATAAGAAAGTATTTTATTAGATAAGTCAGCTGTAAAATTCCTTAATTGTTTTGGACCGTAATTATTTATTTGTAATAATATGCTTTTTAATTGTGGAGCAGCCTTCCCTGATTTACTAACGTATTTATCTACACCTAAATCATCTGTTAATTTACCTGTAATCTCATCTACATTAGCTAATTTAGTTGCCTCTGTTGAGCCTATGTTGCTTAGAAAATTCAACATAGTTCCATTTTCTTTTGCTACACCTCCGTAGTTTTTAATACCATCCAATGTAGCGTCAGGGTTTGCAGATATAGCAAACAAAAAGTTTGATGATAATTCCGCCACTGCTCTTGGAGCAGAAACTAATGCAGCCTCGTAACCAATTCTTCTTATTTCATTTATAAGAGTAGTAGTTGCTGATGGGTCAGAGTTTATAGAATCAAAAGTTGACGCCAATGCTTTCTCCATTGATCTTTCTAAAGCTATAACTGCTTGTTGTTGTAAAGGAGTTAATCCTTCTGTTTTCTTTAAAGAATTTATTTTCATTCTAAATTTTCTTATTTCATTAGTCATATTGAAATCTAATAAAATATCATCCGTAGCTTTCATAAGAGCATAAGAAGGGTCAAAGCTTAATGCTTTTGCTCCAGGAATTCTTTCCTCTATTGACCCTGATTTAGCAGAAGCTTTTTGTGTAAACTTATCTCTTTGCGCATTGTATACAGCTTCTTTATCACTTGGGTTATATAATACCACGTGTTTCACGTAGTTATTAAAAAGGTTTACTTTGTTTCTTCTAAGAACTGCAGAAACAAAATCTGTTTTATCAGCTAGATTATCAAAAGCCTTACGGTATTCATCTACTGCTTTATTTATATTAGTTGAAAAAGAATTTTTAAGTTTACCTAAATCAATCTTTCCGTTAACAGTAAATTCTTTTTTTATTTCCTGTAACATTTCTACTGTAACATCAGCTTCAGCTGGTGAATTTTCTATATAATAATTAATTGTTTCTTCAATAAAAGCAAGCGCAGGTGGTGTTAAGTTCTGTTCTTGATTGCTTTCGATAGGGTTTGATTCATGCTCTAACTGTAAAAGATAGGTCATGATTTTCATTTTATCTTTTATAATTTCATTTTGAGATCTTTCAATTCTTTTATTACCATCAAATGCAATTAATTTTTCAATTTTTTCAATTGATTCTTTTAGCACATTACTTCTCTGTACATCATACTGTGAAAACGCAGCAGCTAAAGGTCTAATTAACTTTTCAAATATGGTTGTGTCATTTGCATTACCCATCAAATCATCAAAAACTGTTTTGGGATTTGATTTAAACACAGCTTCAAAAAAGTTTCCTGTTTTTATTAAACCAAGGGCTCTTCCAATATTAAAAAAGGATTTTCTTAAACCTCCTTGCAAACCTTTAGTTGAAATTTTTTCAAATTTAGGCGTTAAAGACTTAGTATCTTTTCTTGTTTCTATTGTATTTATTATATCGTTAGCAGCTGCAGGAACAAACCCTGCGTTTATATTTTTTTTAATTAACTCTAGTTGATTTAATTTTCTTATATCTTGTGAGCCATCTTCAGTTTCTTCTATTAATAAATCTAAATCTGCATCAGACAATCTTTTTATTTTAGTAGCTAAATCACGTGAAGCTTTATCGAGCCCTGTGTTTATTTTTACCGGCATAGAAAGAATGTCAGACTTAAGTTTTTCAACATCTACTTCTTCAACCTCAGCTTCTCCCGCCTCCTCTATCTCTTTATTTATACCATCTATTAATTCATTATATAAAGCGTCCGCTTTTTTCTTTATCTCTCTAACCTCTGGAAGATCTCTAAGAACAGCCTTTCTTTGCCCTATCAGTTTTGCTAGCTCATTATACCTAGTTAATATTTCCGCAGGTAAAACCCCTTCTTTAATTGCAGCTCTTATTATTTTAGGTTGAATTGTAAATATATTTTTAAGAACCACTGTTGTCTCCTCTGTACCCAGCTTACCTTTTTTAATATTACCTAACGCATTTTTTCTATTTCTGTTATCAATGGTTTTCTTTCTTTCTTTTTCAACCGCTTCTTTTTTAGCCTCACTTATTTCTTTTTTAGTTAGTTTTTTCTGCGCCTGTTCTTTTTGTTTTTCTTCTTTTACATTTACATCCACCGCCTCCTCTTCTGCAATTCTTTGAGTTGTCTCTGGTGATGCGTCAATAACTCTTTGAATGTTTGTTGGAGAAGCGTTTAGTCCTGTTAATTCTTCAAATCTATTTTTTAAATCTGTTAGTAGGTTAGGCGTAAAAACCTCTAACGATCTATTAAATTGAGCTTTTGTTTGAAATTCATTTATAAAATCTGTAACTTCGACTAAGTCCGGAATAGGTAAATTATTATCAATAAAAGTTTCTGCCCATCCGTCTTCTAAACTGACTCCGCCTTTATCTTTTTTTGCAATCCAAGTTTTTCTAAACTCAGGAGAAGTATTTATTAATTTTTTACCTGTTACAAATTCATAAGATTCGGGAGTAAATTTTATTGAAAATAATACACCTAAAGGATTTAATGATATATCGGAGCTTGTTTGCTTTTGTTCTTTTATTTTTTCCTGAACTCTTTCAAATTGCTGAGCTACTTCTTTGGGATTATTACTTTTAATAGAAACTTCAGTTGAAAAATCTACTTCCTCACCTCCTTCAAAAACTACTGATTCTCCCTCTTCTACATTAATTAACCCTTGGTCTAATATTTTTTTCTGTACTCTAGATAAAGATCTTGCAGATGGTTTCTTTCCATCCTTAGTAATACTAACAATCTTATTGTCTTTTATTACTACATCAAAGTTTCCTATTTTATTTGTAGCTGGAGCTACTTCCTCAACAACCTCTTCTTCTACCTGAGTTCTAAACTCTTCAAGTACAGGTTCACCTTCTCCGTAATCCATAGTCATTCCCTCCCTGTTTACTGTATTATTTAAAAATTGTTGAGCCTCAGTTTTAGTAGTAGAGGTTCCTATAAAATCTGTTTTAATATTTCTAAGAATCCACTTATTACTTCCATCTTCATCTAATTCTATTATAGAGCCATCTCTGTTGTCTATAATTTGAAAATCTTTCTTGGCTTTTCTCGGATCTTCTGGTAGTGTATAGGTTTCCTCTACTACCTCGCTCTCCTCAGCCTCAACCTCAGTCTCGACCTCTTCGGCTGGTTGCGCTGGGGTTTCGGCTTGCTCGGATGGAGCCTCTGTGGCAGGCTGCTGTTGTTGGGCGTCTCCCTCTCCCACTGTTTCGCTATCTGCGGCAGGTTCTTGTACATCCACTTTCTCTGTGCTTGGCTCTTGAAGGGCATTTAATTTATTTATTATTTGAGCTTTTTTATTTGCTGCATTATCTTTTCCAGCTTCATTTCCGCTCTCGTTATACTTAGTTAATTCATTTTGTAAAGATACTAATTCTAATATATCCTCTTCAGTAGCATTAGCTAGCTGTTGTGGACTCATTCCTTTTTTATAATTTTCAATATCTAATAACTCCTTTTTTCTTTTTTGTACCTCTGCTTCTAATACAGGATTGTCTATAATTTCTATATCTATATTATCTAATTCTAAATAATTTTTAGATTTACCAATTATATCTTTTACAAAGTCCTCGGAAACCTCTTCGGTATTTACTTTGTATTTAGGAACTTTAGCTACAGCTGTTACAGTACCTATTAAAGATGGACTTGCTATTTCTCCAATAGCTTCAAAACCAATCTCTGCTACATCCATTTCTTGGCCTGCCGCCGCTCTACCGATGGCTTCTCCTGCTCCACCTCCTACTGCTTGTACTCCAAGACCTGCTACTCCTGATGCAGCTCTTCCTGCTTGCGTTCCTAATTTTAGGGCTACATTTCTACCTACATTAGCTCCAACTCCAGCTGCTAAACCACCTGTTAGTGCGCTTATTGTTGATATAGTAGCACCTCTTGCTAATGATCTTCTAGTAATATTACCCATAGCCTCATCATCTTCTAGTATGGTTCTAATATTGTCGTCTGTAAAATCTAAACTTTTTTCATTTAATTCTTCTTTTAAAAACTCAGTAAAAGATAAGCCTGTTTCAAGAGCTCCCGTCATTCCAAGTATTGCTCCTGCACCTACACCTGCTGGGCCAGCTAATGCTCCCGCTCCTGCTCCTGCCGCTCCCGCTCCAATAGAGGCTGGGTTTAACATAGCTCTGAGGGAAGAGGTAGCTACCTGTATAGCTGCTGTAGGATTTTTAGCAATACCTTTTATAAAACCTTTAATTCCTTTTCCTTCCGCTTCGTATATTCTACTAAAATCTTGCATCTCTTCTGAGGGTGCAAAGGACTCCATGTTTTCAACTGCGTTTATATATTGTTGTAGGTTTTTATCTGAGACATTTGAACCTGAAGCAAATACTTTTATAGCATCATCAACAGTTGCCCCTTGTCCAGCTCCTGTTTTCCAAGCTCTATATATATCTCCAAAAAAATCTGTGACTTCGTTTTTACCAAAAGCTCTTTCTATTGCTGTATCTTTTTCAGGTCCAGCTCCTACGTTAAGACGTTGGTTTCGTGATAATGCGCTGGGCTGAGAAGTGCCAGTTTCCAATGGTGAAACCATATCGGGTTCGACTTTTTTTTTTACACCCATCAATCCTGAAAAATCATCGAGTGAACCAGCGTAACCTTCTTCTGTAAATAGCGTGTACGATAAATCTAATGCGTCAGTATTGGTATTTATTAATTTAACAAACTCTTCAATGCTCCCATTGTAACCTTGTTCTGTAAAAAACGTATACGCTGTTTCTAATGCTTCGTTCATTTTTAATCAGGATTAAAACCAGTTGCTCTATTACTATTATTTACCGATTCGTTTTCAACCTCTTCTACTACCTCTTCTTGTCTTGATATAGGGTTATAGTACTCATTAAAAGGTATAAAGTTTATTTCGTTTCCAATGATTTTATCGCCTCCTTTTTTTCTTAATTCAATTACAGTAAAAACTCTTTCAATATCCTCGCTAATTGTTTCGGTTATAGGAATTCTAATTGGTTGATCCATTATTTCAGGAACAAATATATCTATTGTTTCCAGTGTTCTAATGGTAGGATTACTGCTTGAACCAGTTACAAAGTGACCCATTGGGACATTTGTAAGCCCTCCTTGTGATTTAACTAAGTCAGTTATAGGCGAAACATCTTGACCTCCTTCTGTATATGTAATAGTGACACCTGGAATATCTGCCTCTTTTAATACTTCTGATAAATTAATAGATACATCTTTTTTATTTTTAAAATTTTTAAAATTATTTTCAGAAATTGTTCTTATATAATTATTTCCAGCAATCTGTCTTCCGTCAGTAGTTTGAATTATATTTAATGGTGAATTAACTCCTTCTTGATTTCCACTTTCTATACCCAGTCTTTCTCTATCTAACGCAATTTTAATATTAAATTGTCTAATTGATTCTTCTCTGTTTAATTTTTGATTTTCTAAATTTGCTTTCTGAAAAGTAGTTAATTCATCTTTTACTTCTACCGGTATAGAATTATTTATATCTTCTTTTACAAAATCAACAGCTTTATCTTTATCATAATCGTAAGTACCATTTTTTATATCATAATATATGTACTTATCTTTTCCTTTTAAACTTTCATCTTGAGTATATTGATAGCCATTTTGATATAATATACTTAGAATTTGTGACTCATCTCCTACAAATGATTCCGCTAATTTATCTATTGTTGCTGTAGCAGTCCCAGGCTTTATATCCACTCCTTGTATTGTTGTTATCACTTTACCATCCTTGGTGTATTTTGCCACTCCTCTATTTTCTAAAGCTCTAGCTATCCTACCTTTATAGTTATATGAATTTTCTTTTTGACTTGAAAGATTTCCTAACTGTGAAACACTCACCACTTCATTAGTTGGATTTCCTTCTTCATCTGTTTTAACCAACATCACCTCATCAGTTGCTGGATCTATTATAGCTACGGTATTTTTAAAATTTAACATGTCTTGAGCCAAAGCCATTTGAAAAGCCATCCTACCTGAACCTTGGTTGTCTGGGTCTTGCGACTGTATTAATTTTAAATTTTCCTCTAATTGACTATTAAAATTATTAGCATACAAAAATAAATTACTTGTACTACTTTTAAGATTAGCTCTACGATTGTAATATTCTTGCTCTGATATTTCCCCTCTTTTAAGTCTGTTTAATGCATCTAATGAAGCTTGTGAAGCTTGTGTAGAAAAAGATGATATAGCGCTATTTAAATCTATATCAGCCCCAGTAGGTTTATCTATAAGCTCTTGAGATAACTCATCATACTGTTTTTGTATGTCATCTCTTTTACCCTGTCTCTCTGCCTCATCAGCAGCTAGTCTATCATTAAAATTTTTTGATATCTCTGCCCAGTTTATACCTAGCGGTTCTTTATCTCTTACGTATCCGTATGCCATAATCTATGAATCTTGTTCGTTAGGATTATATAAAGGAGTAAATGCTTTAAATAAATCACCAGATGTTTGAGCAATTCCTTGCACCCCCTGTAATCTTGATGCTGCCTCACTAGCTCTTAAATCAGCTAACTGCGCTTGATATCCTTTAGCTTTTCCTAAATCTAATTCAACTCTTGCGCCTTGTAGCCTTGACTCTTCTTGTGCGGCTAACTGCTGTAGTTGTTGCATTTCTCTAGACATTGCCGCTCTTTGTCCTGCTGCCCCTGCTTGCTGAGCCATCAAGGCTTGCCCTGCTACTGCAGCCGCCCCTCTAGTTTCTCCTTCTACTCCAGCTTGTAAGGCTGAAGCTCCAGCTTGAAGTAAGGCTTCTCTTTCTAATTCATAAGGTTCTTTAGCTATTGAGAGACCTTCTAAATAATTAACTTCTAATTTGTCTTGAGCTTCTTTAAATGCTTTATCAGCTTCACGTTGAGCTTCTTGTTGCATTTCTCTTTGTTTTTTTGCTTGACTAAAACTCATTATTGAACCAGCAATACCTGTAACCAACCCTAATGGCCCAGCTATTTTACCTAAAGCTCCACCTAAACTACCTAAGAATCCACCACCTCCCGCTGCGCCAGTGGCTTTAGTTGCTGTATCTGCTATGTTTCCGAATCCTGCTCCCATATTATATTTTTTTTATTAGATGTGTAACTATATCTCCTTTTTCAAAACCTTTTTTTATAAAAGCTTTTGTTAAACTTTTACTTTCATTATCAGCTTTTATATATTTAATCTTTAATATGCTGCAAGTTAATATTAATGCGTCTATTAATAAATTTAAAGCTTTTACTTTTTTTCTTTTATCATTATATTTTTTATCTGATATTACCCATTCAATTAACGCAACCTTGGAGTTAGTTAAATAAATAAAACCAGCGCATATAGGTTTAGTTTTATCAAAAATTATTAACCCTGATTTAGCATTATCTGGCAATACTTCTCTTTCTGGAGGTTTCCACCCCCAATCTTTCCACCACCCTACCAATAACTCATCATAATCAGATGTCTTTAATTTTCTTATACTAAAGTCCATACTAGTGTAAAGATACTAATTTTTACGGATAGCTTTTCATTACTTCGGATTCAACTGCAAAGAGTTCGGTGGATTTAGTGCTATCATTTATTAAAGTAAATATACAATAGTGACCAAGTAAACCGTGGGATTCTGCAACAGAACTTTTAATATAAAGTATAAACGCATCTTGAATAGTTATCGGTATAGCACCAGATATACTTGTATCTATTGATATCTGGTTTATGCCTGTACGTATATTAATATTAATATTTGTTATCTTTCCAGCTAAACTTATACTAGTATAGCTTGGTAGGGAAAAATATAAATAATCTCCAATACTTACAATGTTTCCAATTTCAACAACAGGGTTAGTAGAAAAATTTAAAGTTGTGGTGCTGCCGACAGTTGTATAACTTACTGATTTTCCTATTCCGTTAGCTGACCTCATTGCGTATTGTCCTGGAAGCGCTGGCACTTCTCCGTTTTGTCTTAGGAATGCAAAATAAGCACCTTCTTTTTCTTTAAACCAAGTGCTTTCAATAAATCCGTTTTGTTGTATATCTGTTTCTAAATTCGCTTGCCACGCCTGATCTGATTCTAAATTGATAGTTTTAAATATTTTATTCTCAAGCGGGTTTTGATTAAACACCGTCGTTATTTGAGAACTATATTGCTGTCCATAAAAATTATTTCTACTTCCATTTACATTATGTTGATAAAGATTTCCTGCATCAAATGAATAAAAATACTGATTCATACCAAGCATAAAATTTGGTATATAAGAATAAAAAGAAGGCCACCCTTTAGACGTTTGACTATATGTTAAAGTGTACTCCGTATCTACAGGCGATGGTATAGGAGGAACTACGCTTGAGGGTGTCGGTGTAGGGCTTGGTCCAGGCGATGGACTAGGCGCTGGCGGCACACTACAAACTGTAGAATTAAATCCTAAGTTGTCTTGACCACCCATATATCCGTGATATAAACAAGCATAACTTACTGTCTGGTAATCTCCGGTTACCGTCAATGTAACGTCACCGATATAATATGTGTATGTGTTTCCATCTGGAGCTGTCCCTGTACCTGCGCTAGTAGTTCCTGTGTATGAAATTAAAGACTCTTTACCATTATTTAATATAGCAATAGGGTGTGCAGATGGAACAGATAATAGCGTGTATGTTCCTGTTGATGTTCCGTATGGGTTACCATCTTGCCCATTAAATTCATATTCATTACCTGAACCTCTATTAACAATTAATACTGTATTGGTTAACCCTAAACAAAAGTTAGGGTCTGGATTTACATCCAAACAATCTGTACAATTAGAATATGTTGGGAGTCCTAAAATGTTAGCTCCTGTAGAAGTTCCAGTGGGCTGTGGATTTTCATAACAACTTTCATTGTAAACCACTACTGAAGGAAAATTATATCCACTAGGTCCATAAAATACTTGAACTGTACTGCTGTCGTTACACTTACTGTATTCTTTATATTCATAAACTGGTGAGGGTGCAGGACTTGGCGTTGGATCACAAGGTTGATTTGTGTTAAACGTGCTTCCGTTTTGCACAGTAGGTATGTTGCCCGCTAAAACACAAGCATCAAAATCAAAATCTGGTGACATAGTACCAGTTTGTACTACGTTATCACAGTCCCTATAATAATAAGTACAACTAGAAGCGCCACTCGGACATAATAAAGTCCATTCGGTACATCCAGATGAAGGAGTTGGAGTAGGGCTAGGTGTAGGTGTTGGAGCAGGACCAGGGCTAGGGCTAGGGCTAGGGCTAGGGGCTTGACAAGCCACTCCTGTTTCTATAGCTGTTCCATTTGTTACTTGAGGTGTGTTTGGGAATAAAACACACGCATCTATATCTGTGTCAGGAGCAAGAGTTCCTGTTTGTGTTACTGCATTACAATCTATAAATTCATAAGAACAACCTATGGAGCCACTTGGACATACCAATGTCCATTCATAACACTGAACACCAGTTGGCACAGGTGTGGGTGTCGGAAGAGGCGTAGGTGTCGGAGTAGGGGCTGGCACGGGTGTTGGTGTTGGCCCTGGTGTCGGCGTAGGCGTCGGTACTGGTGTTGGAGTCGGAGGATTTGGGTCACAATCTGTATTTGTTGTACACCCGCCTGGACTGCCAAACGCTGATATTGTTACAGCCGGGTCACTAGTAGTAGGAGTTGTTGTAGAACATATATAATATAACGTTAAAGGATTTATTACTATACTTGTTGCTCCACCACCACACGCTGTGTAATTTATAGTTGCTGTTCCAGCATCTTCATATAACAATTGATAACATTGACATCCTGAAGTTGGAGTAGGTGTTGGTGAAGGGCTTGGGCTTGGAGCAGGTGAAGGGCTTGGGCTTGGAGCAGGATTTAATTCTCCACAAAAAGAACTACAAACTACTGATGAGTTCGTTCTACTACCTGATATAGATGTAACAATTACAGGTTCTAAATCACTGTCTTGTACACAAACTGTTTTTTGTACACCAGCGCTTATAGTATGGGATGAATACTGGTCTTCTAAATCACCACAACATAAAATATCAAATGTACACTCTCCTCCTGTTGCCCCTATTGGACATATTATTTTAGATTCTTTACAACTCATTATTGATTAATAACTACAAAAATACGAATTTAAATGCAATGTCTTTTATCGGACAATCCATTCCTTAATAACGTTATAAAAAGAGTTGTTTGGATACTCGTCTATTTTATGATTAGGAAAAGTTCTTTTGTTAAATATAGGGTCTACGCTATAATGGGCGAAGTAATGTTTGTCTTGGTTATACTTATTAAAATTAGGTATATAGGTATTATCTTGACCAACCATTTTAATTTTATTGTTATGGCATACTATTGATAAAGCAGTCATACAGCTCCACCATTTCCATGGTGGATCTTCTTCAGACTCCACAATTTCTTCAGCAGTTGCTATTAATTCATCTATAATTTTTTTTAATAGTTTTGCTTTTATAAAAATAGGAACAAAGCCACCATTCATATACCCCTGGTCTTGATGTTTTAAATACGGTACTATTTTATTATAGTTTTGTTTTTCTTTATTAGCTATAAACATGTGCCAATCCTCGTAACCATCATAACAAATAATAGTGTTGTCGTCAGGTAAAATACTATCATACGGTTTTAATAAAACCATATCCATATCACACAATACTAAAGTATCGTTGTCATCAAAATCTTTAAGCAGGGGTTTTAAAGAAGATACTACATTAATTACTATACATAAATCATTTTTACTATCAACGTAATTCCAAACGGGAGGGCTTATGTAATGAGGCAATCCAAGTAAATCCCAATCGACTGAATTATATACTTTACTATTATATGTATTTTGATTAACAATAGTTACTAGACTATTATATAAAGCATCCTTACCGTATACTTTTTTTTGGCAGTATGCCCAAAAGTTTGCCATCCATTTATATCGAGGATCAACTATTGCGCTAGGTAAAAATCTTATCATTTATATTTTAAGCCATATATTGTTAGACACAGTCCAATTGACTGTTTCTTTTAACTTTTTATATACTTCACTCGGTGTCCACCCCATTTGTTTCATTTTATTTCCACAAAGAGCGTAGCGTAAATCATGCCCTGGTCTTGAAGAATGAAAATCAATTATTTCATAATTTAATTTTTTATCAAGTACATCAGCAATATATAAAGCTAATGATAGATTATCAATTTCCTCTGAACCGACTATGTTAAATTTAGGACACTTGATGCCAGTTTCATCAGCAACAGATGGGGTGTTATTTTGGAGTAAAAACAACAGGGCATCAGCTACATCTTTAGCATGAATATAGTGCCTGCTCCCAGCTAAGGTTTTTTCTTTGTTGCCGTGTATAAATATTTTTTCTCCTTTTAAAATCTTGTTAATACACATAGGTATAAACTTTTCAGGATGTTGTCTTTCACCAAATACATTCATGGTATGAGTGATTATGTTTGGCATCCTATAAGTATTTTCATAAGCCACAACTAATTCTTCTGCCCCTGCTTTGGTTGCGCTGTATGGATTAGTAGAGTTATATCTGTCGTTCTCTTTGTAGTTTATTTCTTTAGGAGCTGGACCAAATACTTCATCCGTGCTGAAATATACAAACTTATCTAAGCTGTCTATGCTTTTAGCATAATCAAGAATATTAGCAGTTCCGACTACATTATCAAGAACAAATTCCATTGGATAATCTATACTTCTATCTACATGTGAGCCTGCGGCAAGATGTGCAATGTAATCTACCCTGCCTATAGAGGAAATAATTTGTGAATTTAAAGGTGCTTTTAAATCATGATAAACGACTTTAACTCTTTTCTTATCTTTTCGTTCTCCAACTATATCTTGTAGCCTATTTAAGTTGCCACTAAAATCTAACCTGTCTAAACTTATAACGTTCCAATCAGTTTTATTTAATATTTCTTCAATCACATGATGAGCAATAAAACCTGCGCCGCCTGTTATAAGTATTGTTTTACTCATATAAAATTTAATTTGTTAATTTATAATGAACATAAAAATTTCTATAATGAGTGCCTTGAAAAGCTTCTTCTCTTCCGTGTTCACATATTGCTGACTCATACATAATCATGTCTCCTGGCTCAGCAAAAACTTTATACCATTCTCCATCATGCCCTTGAATATCTAATGGCCAATCGTCTCCATATTTTCTGTTTTGACAGCCACAATTTAAATCTTTATCTACAATAATAATAGAACTTATATGATGAGTTTCTACTCGGTCTACATGCTTTGATAAAGTTGCACCTCTTTTATATGACCTAATTCCATATATAGCAGATGGAATTATATTTTGAACCTTAATCCAGTTTTGATGAATTGTTAAAAGTTGTTCGTGTATAATTTTTTTAATTGAAGGCAAATGATCGAATGACATTATTTCGCTTTCTCCACCTTTTATAATATCTTCTTTACCCGCAAATTGCTCGTTGGTAATCTTACCCTTTAGTATCTCATAAGAATCTTTTATAATATTCCATGTTTCTTCAGGGCATTTTACTAAAGAAAATCCTAATTCTGTAAATTTAGGTATCTGGTCTTTATGGGTATATTTAACTGGTTGAATTTTTATTTGTTCTTTTTCAGCTTCTTTAGTTAATTCAGAGGATTTAACTATATATGATTTTTTTTGTATTTCTTGTTTAGGTTTTTCTTGCGGTTGGGATGCTAATTTTTCATCCCCAGCTCCATCCCACGATTTTTCTCTCCACCAAGATGTAACAATATATTTTTTACCCTCTTCAACAGAAACACCTTCATGCAGGTATTGGTGTTGCAATTCTCCATCTTTCATATTTTCCCACATTAAAGCCTTACCTAATTCAGGCTCTACAACTTTATTAAGATTTGGAAAATTAGTTCCACCTCCTTTAATTCCTTCATTTAAATATACCATAAAAGTATGCGTTCTATTGCCAGAGGCTTTGCAATGCATATCGTATCCAGCTCCTTCAAAAAAATCATTATGTTGTTTAAAATATTGTCCTACCTCATAAAGTTGCCCTTGTAAAGCTTCACCTTTTTTAATATCTATACCTAATAAATCAGCTATTCTGTTATGTATACTTTTAATTAATGGGTTGTTAGGAGTCAAGATTACAGGTGCTTGATGTTCTGTAATCAGATATTGCAGTTCTATCGGTTCCACCCTCAACAACTGATGATCTACTGTGGTTTGCGTCAATCATTTTAATTAATTCTTGACACTCCTCGGGTGTGAGGAAATTTTTATATTCTTGCATTAGATTAGATTAAATTTAATTAAAGTTATTAATTATAAACCAATTAAAAAAATATTAAATATTGTAAAGGTTTTTTAGATTCGTAATTTTTTCTGACAACCATTCGTATTGAAGCATATCATAAGCTTCTTTATGCCACTTTATATTTGCTTGAGGTGTTAATATTTTTAAATCATTTATTTCTTTATACCCCTCTAATTTATTTGACACAAAAACATCTAAAAAATATCGGTTTGGTTTAACACCACACATGACAGTAAATTGATTTATTATATGATCCTCCCCAGGAATGACCTCCATTTATATCTAATTTTAATCCTAACTCACAAACTAAATCTACAGATTCAGGAGTAATACTTATATCTATCCAGTGTTTGTCATAATTCTCTATGTAACCATTAAAATGTTTAGACCAACCGCCTAAAACAATTACATTGCCATTTAAATGTTTATTGACTTTATGTATAAACTCTTTTGTTTTTACGGACATGATGGACAAGATATTGGTCCTGCAGTTTTAACTCCGTTGAAAAATTCATAATAAGTAGAACCAAACTCACTAACATAAATTGTTCCGCTCTCAAGTGTAGAGCAAGTAAACCCATCATACATTCTTGTAGCTGTAGCTATAGAATTTGCATTAAAGTATTTAATACCACTATTATCTGGAGGTGCACAACAACCGTAATAAAGACCTGTGGAGTATCCAACTTCAATTCCAATACACGCTGTAGGTGTAGGCGTAGGTCTTGGCGCAGGGGTTGGAGACGGCACCGGCACCGGCGTAGGTGTAGGGCTTGGCACAGTTGGCGTAGGCGTAGGACTTGGTGTAGGGCTTGGCGTAGGGCTTGGCGTAGGACTAGGCGTAGGACTAGGCGTAGGACTAGGTATAGTAGGCGTAGGCGTAGGCGTAGGACTAGGCGTAGGCGTTGAACATGCAGAACAATTCGAGTATATTGCATTAGCTATTGTACCTAATGTTCCAGTAGGGTCAATTATTTCATAACAGTTACCATCTGGCATCAACAGCACAGAATTGGTTGGGAATGTTCCCGCCACTGCTCTACCTACAGTATAATTATTAAATCCTCCATCACACCTTGTAATTGTATAATCATCATACGATATAGTAGGTGTAGGCGTAGGTGTCGGTGCTACAGGTGTTGGTGTAGGCGTCGGTGCAACTGGACTCGGTGTAGGACTAGGCGTTGGTGTAGGACTAGGCGCTACAGGTGTAGGTGTAGGTGTAGGCGCTACAGGTGTAGGTGTAGGCGCTGGTGGTGGAACACAAGCGACGTTTGTATTAGAGGCTGTTCCTCCATTTACATTTGGAGTGGTTCCAGTTTGAACACAAACATCAATATCATAATCGCCTGGTAAATTTCCTGTCTGAGTGTTTCCGTCACAATCTGTATAAGAATAGCTACATCCTGTTCCTCCGCTAGGACACGTTAACGTCCACTCTGTACAAGCTGGTGATGGTACAGGTGTTGGCGTCGGGGTAGGTGTAGGACTAGGTCCAGGGTTAGGCGATGGACTAGGTGACGGACTAGGCGATGGACTAGGTCCAGGCGATGGTGTAGGACAACTTACACCAGTGTCATTAGCGCTACCTCCGGTTACTGTAGGGGTTGTTCCAACTAACACACATACATCTACATCAAAGTCTGGTGCTAATGATCCGCTTATAACATCTCCATCACAATTAGTATAACTAAAGTTACATCCTCCTGAACCACTTGGACAAGCTAATACCCACTCCGTACAATTTGCAGAAGGTGTAGGTGTTGGACTTGGACCAGTTGGTGTTGGTGTTGGTGTTGGTCCAGGACTAGGCGATGGTGTAGGTTGACAAGCTATATTTGTATTGTTTGCACTACCATTACTAATAATAGGTGTTGTTCCGTCTAATACACAAACGTCTATATCATAATCTCCAGGTAATACTCCTGATTGAGTGTTTCCATCACAATCAGTGTAGGAATAACCACATCCACTGCTTCCACTTGGACAAGCTAGCGTCCACTCACTACAACTAGTAGAAGGACTAGGCGTTGGACCTGGAGTAGGCGTTGGACCAGGTGTTGGGCTCGGACCAGGTGTTGGGCTCGGACCAGGAGTCGGAGTTGGTGTTGGGCCAGGAGTCGGAGTCGGAGTTGGGCTTGGACCAACCGGTGTCGGAGTTGGTGTTGGACCAGGAGTCGGAGTCGGAGTCGGAGTCGGAGTCGGCGTAGGCGTCTGAGTCGGAGTCGGCGTTGGGCCAGTGGAAGTTGGTGTAGGCGTAGGTGTTGGCGTTGGAGATGCTGTAGACCTATAATCCCACACTAAATATAAAATACTTCCGCTTGCTGGCATAGTGAAATCTACCGAATAAATTGTTGGAGCGCCAACTGTAGATATTGGTGTTGCATCAATTGCTAAAGAAAGTAAACTTGTTATGTCTGTTACATTATTTTGATAAAAAGTGTTTGTTCTTAAATATTTTAATCTATCTGTTGAAGGGTTAAATACAAAATCATCAAAATTAATTTTGTTTGAAGATACAGTTACAGTAGACCCGTCAGTTGGAAAACTCCACTTCCCTGTGGTCCAGAAAATAACTGGTATTGTGATATAGCAAAAGAAGAAGATGTGCTTGTAAATTCTACTAAATTAGATTCTATTGGTGAAACAGTAGTTCCGTCAGTCCAACTAAATTCGTTGTGTATAAATTGTCCAGCTTCAAGTGGGTCAGTAACACAAATGTTATATATGTTTAATGCGCCTGCTCTCTGGACAACTTACATTTATTTGAATAGTATCGTTTTGGTCTGAATTTGAACTAACCACTATGTAACCTCTTCTACACTTGGAACATTTTTATCAAATGTAAAACTACCTGAAGCAGTAACAGAACCTGATGTATATGTTACACCTTTATATATAGCTTTTATTGTATAACCAATTTGAGATTGAGACCCTCTGTAATTAGTTGAATTCCAGATTCATCTGTCATCAATACGCTAGTTTCGCTTTCAATATCTTGCTCTCCTTCTTGTGGGATTACATAACTTACTGTTACAGTTCCTGTTTGCTCAGTAACATCTACACAATAAACAAAGTCTTGATTAGCTATTATTGTTATATCTTTAGTAACACCACACGCTAAACAAACTGGTATTTCAGGTTTTAATATTGTATTTGAAGTTAAAACATACTCATCCATGTAAGGGTCGTAACCTCCTAATTTTTGAGTAGTAAATGCTCTGTAAATAAATCTCTAAACCAGCTTCTCATTCCAGTTTCAGATATAACTATAAGTCTTTCATCTGAAGCAGAGCCACCCATTAATTGAAGTTACAGCACCTCTTTTAACATCAGTAAAATATTTATTTTCACCCCAAGCCACAAAACTTTCTGGGTTATTACTAATACCATAGTTTTCTATACGTGCTATTTGATTTCCTAAAACTTCTGGAACTGAAGCTACTAAACCTCCTCCAGTAGAATCAGATATAATATTTTTAGATGCTAATACGTATGATATTTTATCTTCTTGTAAAACTAAGTATATCAGTTCTTCTTGCATATAATATTTCAACATCCCCATAACTTTCTTCAAGTGGTTTAAAATTTAGCTAAACCTAAATTAAATTCATTTAATTTATTAACATTAGTTTCATCATTATATACACCACTATAAGTTAAATCAGCAAACCTATGAGCTTCTTTATATTCTACGTTAGAAGTTGTAAATACTCTATTACCTAAATTAAAAGATTTACCATTTAAAGAATCTCTTATTTTATAACTTTCTACACCATTACCAAAAGCAAAACAATTAAAAAATTTGTATTAACTACTCCAGCAACACCTGTAGATATATCTTGATTAGTTATGTTACCACTATGATTTCCTTTGAATCAATAGAAAATGATTCTTCATTTTCATACCACACATCAGGTAAAGCTTCTTGTGGTTCAGTTTCAAAAACAATCACAGAATCTCTTCTAAAACAGTAAAAGTAATTTCAACACGAGACCTATATCTACTTCCTGTACTAGCATTATTACAAGCTTCAGTTCCGCTTACAAAAATTGAATATGTATTGTTTGTATTTTTTTCATAAAACCTATAATAGTTATTTAAAAGTAAATCACTTTCACGTCGATGGGCTGTTTGATTGTCCTCCAAATATAGTGTACATTGTTCAATTACCTAAATTATTTCCTGCGTATCCATTTGTTTCTGGAGTACCTGTAGGTGAACCAGGAACTAAACCTGAAATAACAACGTTTCCTACCGGGTCATGAAAAGGTTTCCACTATAAGTAGTAGCATTATTTTCTATTACATATGTTGCATTGTTATCGCCAATAAACCATTGATACATATCTGTGTAAGTATCTTGCGCAATAAATTGTTCTTCTATTACACTAGTCTCTTTCTTCACATGGCCCACCCCCACCTCTCTTCTTTGTTTTATTTTCATTACTATTCTACTTCCGCTAGGCACATTAATAATTTGTGCTTGTTGCTCCATCTGTTTCTGAGTGTATAAAAGGATATGCTGCTACTGGATTTTCATTAGGATTATCTGCTTTTTGCTGAAAAGTTCCTAAAGAAATAATATCAATAGCACTTTCCTCAGTAGAAAAATCTTGAGATGTTCATTTTCATATATGTTCCTCCTGGAACAGGATTTCCACTAGCAGGGGTAATAAAGTCCGCAGACTTGTGTTTGTTTTTCTAAAACAGTTGCATAATACACAAGATTGTCAACCGGGCCGTTAGCATCTCTTTTTACAATTAATCTATCGCCTTCTTCAACTTTAGCAATATTATCTCCTTCTAATAATAAAAAGTATTATTGAATTTGGGTCATTAATAAATATGCTTGAATATATGGTCTCATAAGTTGTTCTATCTGGTTTTAAACAAAACTTATATCTTGTTGCCCAAGAAGGAGCTCTTTGGGTAGTTGGTATTGTAGCAATAATTTTATTTAAAGTTTAGAGTTTCTGCACGGAATATTTACTGTGTTATTATTGCTAACTAAAGCTGTCGAAGCTCTGTTATATTCATCCATGTATACTATTCCTAATTCATAACCTCTATTACTATGTAAGCTTTGTAAATCTGCAGTAGCTTGTAATGTAGCACTAATAGATGTAAAGGTATTGTATGATACAATTAAATTACTTGTTCCTGGTGATGTTTGAATATATTGAGCTACAGGAAATAAAAGTTGTATTTCAGTTCCGACTAAAATTGAATTATTGGTTCACCTTTATTAGGATGGAGGAACTGAGCTTGTGCTTGAAGTTAATCCAGTTTGATTTATAGATATTAACTAACTCCCCCACCTGAAAAGTTGGTGATAAAGAAAAATTAAACGCATCAGTTAACGTTAGCACCTAAACCATTTTGAGCATCTGCTACAGTTTGAATTGAGAACTTATTAAACCCTATTTTTGATTGAAAATCTGAGCTATTATATAAGCTGAAACTGTAGTATAATTATCAACTAAAACATATTGAAAATTAATTAGGGTTTCTCCTTGCAGTTGAGTTGGGTATCTGTCCCATTATTGTAAGATAAATGTTGATAAGTAAAAGAAAATTTAATTAGCTCCTTGAATTAATTTACTTTCATATCCACCTAAATCAAAAGTAAACCCAGCCGTATTTATGTTTTGATTATTACCAAAAGCTGTCATAAGTAAATGTCAATAAATTAGATGAATTTAAATCTACCTCCACTAGCATCTTCAGTGTCTAAAGCAACAGTGTAATTGTAAATTTAGTGGTTGATTATTTATATCTATTAAATTATATCCTTCTGTATAATTACCATAAATCAATCTATTACCCATTAAAGTTTGAGCTTTCGCTTGTCTAGGTACATTATCATATAATCTTAATATTTCACTTTCAGGAAGAACAGTAAATATTTTACTGTTTGTAAAAACATAAGTTGCATTAGTGTTATGTGGTCCTAATGGTGATTTTTTTATTTTTTCAATTATTTTTATAGTAGGATCGTTTGCTTCTTTAAATAATAAATCTATACCAACTACTAATGAACTTCCCGTATTATATGTAATTTGTACTCCATTTTTGGAGTTAACCATTCCTTCGTTTAAAAAACTATTTGAAGAAAATTCAAAAAAACTTGGGTCAAAAGCAGGTTCACTAAACTGCGAAACAGCTGAATATTCGCCATTTGAATATTTATATCTATAAGCAAAACAAATAAAATTATCTTCTAAAAAAGAATCTTCTAAAGTAGTGCTTAATAAATTTAATGTTGGTGCAGCCAGAGGCGGTTTTTTTATTACTAAAATTTCTTCATTGCTAAATTGGTCTACATTATTAAATGGAACAGAGTAATTAAAATCTATATTAATTACTCTTGGAGCATTTAAATTATCTGTAAAAAAAATTAAATTATCTATTTTATTTACAGATGTTATTAAAAAAATTTGGATTAAAATTTAAAGTAGTATTTGTATTATCACCAGAATTAATACTAATAACATGATAAATAAGAGAGCCTGTTATTACATTATAAGAAACAATTAAATCTAATTTACCAGTTGCTCCTACAGTAAATGCAGGGTCGTGAACAAACCAATAAATAGTTTCATTTGCACCATCTTCAAAAGCTCCTATACATCTAGCTGAGCTGCTTAGTGCAGTACCGTCTATATATTGTAGTGATGTAACCTGTAGTATTACCCTTAGCATTTTCAACAGCCCCTATTTCTGATTCTTCAGTAGAACCAAGTCTAACATTCAAAGCATCTATATACTCTCCGTTTGGTATAAGCCTTTCGTCAAGGCTTTTATTCATACGCCCAGCTACAAAATTTCTTTGAATGTTTGCCATTTTATTTTATCCACTTATCTTCACCTCTAAGATTCATAAGCAATCTACTTGGGTGAATGTTACTTAATCTGATTTTAGCATTTCTTAATAAAGCTTGTTTGTTTTTTCTTGCTCTATTAATAATATACTCTTGCACTCCAAATTTACTATTTAATATAGCATATTGTATATAAGCATAAATATAATCTTCAAATAATTTATTTACACTTATTTGTGAGTCATCACCATTTTCCATTCCATCAGATATGTATTGTAACACACATTGTCTATTGGCCATAGTTGAATCAAAATTAATAACACCAGCTTTTTTATCAATAGTAAAAGTAGGATTAATGTTGGCTGTTTCTGTATTTAAACCATATCTAGCTCCAATACGAGAATTGTATATGTCGCCATCACAATCAATACAGTTACCGTTCTCATCCGCTTCATTATTTTGATTTAAATAAATACTATTTAAAGACCCATCTTTTCTTGCAGTATCTAAATTTGACTCTATAGTTGATACATTATTATTTCCATCATACCCAAAAACAGCAGTAGAGTTTTGTAGGTATTGAATGGAAGATTGTACTTGAATATTTTCAGTTAATTCTCTTAAGGTGTTACCTTGAAACAAATAAAGCTTTACCCAGTTTACATAATCAGATGGTAAAACAAAACGCAAATCATCATATACTGTTAACTCTAATGCTTTTATTTCTTTAAAAGCATCGTAGTTTAATTCTTGAATTGCTCTCTTTGCGTGAAATAATATCTTATATCTATTTTCATTATTAACTAACGAATGATTTCCATCATACATTAATTCAAAATTAGTCATTATGTTATCCAAGCTTACGTATTGATAAGACCCCCAATTACTATCTGTGGGTGCAACCCCATCATTAGTATAATATTTTCGTTGATTTATATATGCCATAATTATGTATTAGTTTGATTTTGTTGTTGCTCTTCTATTTGTCCAAACTGAAATACATCAGCTTCTCTTATTGATATACCTGCATATTGTAATATTCTTGCTACTAAATTATTAGAGTCATCAATCGGTAATTCAAAATCTTGGTAATCACTTTGCGTTTGGTCAAACAAAGGTTCACCATTATATAAAGTAACATAAGTCCATTTTGGGTCTAATGGATATCGAACGTAAGTTGTGCTTGTATATCTAAAGCTCCATTGAATGTATCAGGAAAAATAGTTATAGAATCTCCCTTTTGAGTATATGCTGGATATTGAGATGAGGGAGCGGTTAAAAGAGATTTATTTAACAAATCTATTTTATTAATACTAACTTTTTCAGCTTGACCCTTTAAACACCTCCCTCAAAACACAGAACTTTATTTAATAAATAATAATCATCACCAGTAGTCGTTTGACTAGGAAGATAATATATGTTATTAGAGTTTTGTACTAAAGTTTTTGTAACAGAAAAAGTATCAATCACTTCTTCATAACCAAGTTTTATATCAGCATATCCCGTTCCCGAAACCCTTGCATTTTCCTCGTTAATTTGCTGATTATAATTTATAAAATATTCGTCAAACAAATCTAACTGTGCTTGTTTAGCAAACAAATTAAAATCACTAGGAGATATATACCCATAGTTATTTTTGTTGATAATAGCAAGCACAGTATTTCTTACAGAATTTATCATTTGAAAATCTTTTTACAAAGATACACAAAATAAAAAAGCACCCTTATTTGGGTGCTTCTTCTTAATTTAGTACAATACTTAAACTAGTTAAGCATTTACAATACTTGTTACAGCTTTAGGTAAAGCTAAAGAAAACATTGGGTTTGTCCAGCTTGTAACTAAAGCGCCTTCAGTAGCATTTAGGATAGCTGTATAAACATCATGACCAACTTGTGCTGCAGTTGTTACTGTAGTTGCTGTTCCGTCTGCATACTTAATTACCACAGTTGTTGCAGTTGCTGTTGCAGTACCTATTGACTTTATTCCGTTAACACTAATTAGTGCATTAGTAATAGGAGCGTTTGTAATTTTGATAAATTTTTCCATTTTATAAAAAGTTTTTAATGGGTTAAACAAGTCGTAAAGTTACGAATTTTTAGCTAATGCTTTTAAGTGTTTAAATACTTCTAGTCCATCATCACTTTGAAAAAAAGATGTCATAATATACATTGGATCTTCACCAAATGGTATATTACACATTTTCTTTTTATTAGATGGTGTATTAAACCACACTTCTTTTTTGCTATTTCTTAACTGTATTAAGTTTTTATCTAAAAACTCTTGTACCGTTGCATTAAGTTTTAGCATAGGGTCGCTCAATAGCTGCATAAAACCACCTGGGTTTTGTTTAGCAAATATTAATATATCTCGTCTAAGCTCAGCAGTTGTTACCTTAGTAACGTCTTGTTGAAATAAAACTCTAGCAACATTCTCCACTTGCGCAACATCTAACTGTCTAGCCTCTATAAGAGCATCAACTTCTAAGTTTAAATCTTCTACAAGGTCAGCAGCTTCTTTTGCTTTGTTAACTTCAACAAATATTCTTCCATTACCAGGATGATAATGTAAAAACTTTTGTAGTATTTGATTGTTTTTTGGAACAAACAAAAATCCATCTTCAAATATTACAGGCTCTAAAATAGCATTGTCATCTTGTTCGTCTTGAAATGGACTGTTCTGATTTCTTGCATATCTTAAAGGTCTGTTAATTCCTGTCTCTTCATCAAAATGCAATAAGGGAAACCTATTAGTATGCCTTGATGCTAAGATTAAAGATAAAGGTGCAACCTCTCTTGTAAGCTTATAAGATTTGTCAACAAATTTAGGTGATTGTTTTTTTGGTTTTGGTTGAGCAACTGTTTTAGTTTCAGCTTTCTCAACTACTTCTGGGGTAGTATTTTCTTTTTTCATTTGATTTAATTTAATTTGATTATTTAAAAAAGGGGCGCATTGCTACGCCCCTAATATTTAATTACTAGTCTTGAAATAAGAAGAAGTTGTTTGCACCTAAAGTACATACAGCTCTCTCAGACAAGAAGTTTACTTGCATGTTATCGATATCTGACGTTGCAGCACCACCAGCAGAACCAGTAATCCAAGTCTTATATCTTCTGTCTTCAGTTTCTGAAGCTCTATATCTAACATGTAAGAAAGGTCTCTTAGCGTTTTTACCAAGAATTTGGTCATAAACACTTGTTGAACCAGCTGGAACTAGAAGACCATTGATCTTCCCTGATGTTGCTCCTGATGGTAATCCACCTCTCATTGTAGGGTCATTTAGGTATTTCCAGTCAGTCTTATAGAAGTCGTAACCTCTTCTGAATCCTGTGAATCCTAAGTTTAAAGCCATTTCTTCGTCATTGTCAAATAGACCATAAGAAGTACCACCTGCTCCGTAAGAGTTTTGTGCTGCTAACATATCGTCAATGTCAAATCCAAATTGTCTGTTAAGGAAAATAACGTTTTCCTCAATAGAACCTTGCTTATCTAATCTACTGATTATAGAATCGAAGTCTGCTAGGGCTACTGGATTTCCACCATCCCAAACATTTCCTCTTAATCCTACTACGTAGAATATACCATCTGAACCAGCTCCTGGGTCAGCAGCACCACCGGCACTACCTAAGATAGCAGCAGCTCCAGAGTTTTGCTCTGCAGGTACAGCTTCAATCATTGCTGTTTCTAAATAGTCATCGAATCTTAATCTTGTTTCGTGCTCAGACTTTAAGTACCATAGGTAACCAGTTGCGCCATCTTCAGTAGTGATTTCAACCCAACCAATTTGAGCCATATCAGAACCAGATACTGTGTAAGTATCTTTAATGATAATAGGCTTGTTGTCGAAGATGAAGTCATTAGCTTCTAATGAACCAACCATTCCTGCTGTTCCTTTTCTAAATTCTGAACCGTAAATGAATACTGTAACGTCTGCGTTACCGACTCCAGTACCTGTAGTTACTAAACCACCTGCTTCGTAAAAGTCAGCTGTGAACTGTCCTCTACCACCACCGGCATTATTAACTGCACTTACAACCGCTTTGTTAACTCCTGAACCATCGTTTTGAACAACTACAATAGTTTGTCCTACTCTGATTACTTGTTGAGCTGCTGCTGGGTCTAGCGCATCATTTACTTGAAATACAACTTGGTCATTACCTCCTGCTCGCAGCGGCACAACCTACTTGTGTATATTTCGTGTGTAACCTACCTTGCTCTGCCCATTTGATAAGGTCTGAGTTTGTAGGCATTTCTGCTCCTACCATTCTAAGGAATGAGGAGATTGTTCTATTACCATATCTTTCAAATTCTTTTTCGTAAGTATCTGGTAAGTACTGATTCAACCAATTGAAATCTGCATTAGTTAAATAGTTTTCCGGTGTTGGAGTTCTTTCTGAACTCGGTGTCAAAGCAAACCCTGGGGTTGCTAATACTTGTCCTGCCATAATATTATTATTTATTTATTTAAATTATTAACTTCTTTTAATACTCTTAATTTTTAGTCCACGACTCGAAGGTTGTGAAACTGATTTTACTTGAAGTCCTGATTTTGTAGTAACCTCTGGTGCAGTACGCTCACTCATGTTTATGTTTTTCGTTTTACGTATTACATCATCTGTTGCCTGCGATTTGCCTTGTTCATAAAAGAACTGAGCAAACTTTTCAGGATTCATTGCAATTGCTAAAGAGCGGTGATATCCTTCTGCATCTTTTAAAACCCATTAGAATCCAAAAATTTATTTACAAAATTTAGTGGAGTCTCTTGAGCTTTTTTAAGTTCAGAAGCACTGCCTGGAGTATAAACTACATCATTTTCACCTACATTGAATTTAAAACCTTTAAATTCGGTGCTAAATACTTCGTCGCTTTTTTTGACAAACCATTGTCTTTTATGATTTGCTTGCTCCTCTTGAGTTTTAGCTGACTCTAAATATTGCCTATATTCTATCAGTTCATTCATTTCAGCAGGCAGAACTTTCCCTTGACTCAAGGGGCTGTTTGTATTGTTCTTGCTGTTGTTTAAAAACTTTTTTGCTTTAGCAATCTCTTTTTTCTTTGCTAGTTTTATTTTTTTAATCTCAGTTGGTTCATGTATTTCTTCATCAAAAAAATAATCTTCCATTAGATCATCTATATCTTCAGGGTCTAAACCTTCTTCTGTTATAGTATAATATTCTTTTAGCAAAGCATCTGGACTTAAATCAGAATAATCTTTTTGCAATTTTGCAAAATCATTAAAACCACGTCCAGTTTCTTTTTTATACTTTAGGTAAGCGGCAACGTCTTCTGGAAGCGGTTCGCTTTCTTCACGTTTGCTAACTAATTCATCAATAGAATTAATTTCCTTACCGTATCTTTTTCCAATATATGAAAGAACTTCGTCTTCATTTAATTCAGGTTGAGCTTCTAGCTGTGGAGGTTGTTCTTCAACTACCTCTTCAACAGGAGTTTCTTCCTGTGTATTATCTTCTTTAACCTCAACTTCTGCTTCTGGCTCTACAGCCTTTACCTCTATTGATTCTTGTTCAGTCTCTGACTGTTGTTTCTCCTCATGCTTATCAAGGAGTTCTTGTTCTATTTGCTGAGTTGATTTTTCATCAGCCGTTACTTCTCTTACTTTAATATCCATTTGATTTGATTTAATTTATATTACAAAGTTACGCAAAATTTAAACATATTATCTTGGTTCAAATTCAGCTAAGTCAAACCATCTAAAGAATCTTCATTAGATTCAAAATTTTGCGGAGGTAAATTATTTTTCTTTGAGTAATTAATTTAGATTGCTCAGTATTTTGCTGACTTATTCTATCGCTTTTTGCTTGCTCTTTATCGCTTTCTCTTTGAGATAATTGAGCTTGAGTCATACCCTGCAATTGCAGGTTATAATTAAACTCTTGCTGCATTAACTGAGCTTTTAATTGAGCTTCAGCTTTTTGTTTTTCAATTTCAAAAGCAACGTCTGCTTGTCTATACTGCATCTTAGCTTGAGTCTCAGCTTGTATTTTTTGCATAGCTACTTGTGCTGCATTTGTTGAGATTTCAATTGTTGCTGAGTAATCATTGCTTGCTTTTGCATTTCCATTTGCTGATCTTGCTCTTGCTTAGCTTTACGTTTTACTTTAAGTAATTGATTTGCAAGTTTAAGATTTTAATCTCACGTATATCAATAGCATCTTCTAGGTTTATATCTTGTTTTGATAAAGCCATTTGAATATTTTGCTCAAGCATAGCTTTTTGTTCTTCGTCTGGAGACAATCTCAATAAATACACCAAAGTCATAAATATATAAATCAGATATATCTCCAAGTATACTTACATTGTATTTACCAATTTTATTTATAAAGTCATCTTTAAAGTCTGCGTATTCTAAAATATCCGCTACCCTGTAAGTTAAAGCTTCAGCTAACGTTCTATATATGTAAAGACTTCCATCTAATATATGACGAGTAGCGGTATTAGAACTTAATGCTGCTAATTTTTGTACACCAACTAGTGCATCAGAGTTAGCTCCACTACCATCTCTCGCTTCATTTAAGCCTGTTACAGCTCGAATCATATCTAAATAGTGATTTAGGTTAGCTATTAAGCATTTGACGTCTTAGAAGCTCCTGAATTGCTTGTTAGCTGCTGTATAGGAATTTTACCTTGATTGTAATCTCCTTCTTGCGTATAACTTCTACCAATAACACTACCTGTTTGAAAATATAAACGAAGGCATCTTCTGGATTATATGCTGCTCCCGTACCCAAGTCAACCTCATTTAAACCATCTGCATCTATATACACACCATCAGGTACTGTTCGAGCAATAACTTGTTGTAACTTTAAATGTGTCATCTGAATCAAATCAGCATACGGAATCATTCTTCTAACTAAAGACTCAATAACTCCTTTATACATTCTAGGAGCTACAGCTACATAATTAGGTATTGCGTGTTGAGATGAAGACTTAGGTCTTACCATATTCTTAGCAAGCTCCCATTTTAAAATTATGTTTGTACCCATAACCATTACTCCATCATACCAAACATCAATTGTCTTTTCTACTTTTTCAAAATTGTTTTCTTCCATCATCTCATCAGGTGGATTAAAACCATCATCTTTTTCTATCATACTCATATTACCGTTCTCTTTAACTTTTTTCTTATAAACCATCTTCTTAGTGGTTTTATAATTAAAGTACATCAACGTACAAGTGTCACGATAGAATATATCGTTTTCGTAAAACTGAGCTGTATTAAAATAATTATACCAGCTTTGAGAATATTTAGATATTTTATCTAAATCATCATTTGTAAGGGTAGGGTCAATCTTCATTAACTCAGCAATAGGAACCGTTTTAATTTCACCCCAGTAAAAACAATCTTTAAAGTGAGGGTCTTCTGTATAACTATAAACTACATTAGCTGGGTCTACATAAGATACTTTAACTCCAGAGCCAGGAAGAAATTCATGTTTTGCTACAGACATACCAGTTACCATCATATCATAATCTAATCGTTTACGAATATCATCATAATGATTCTCAGCAAACATTGTATCAATTGCTTCTTCTTCTGCAATCTCTATAGCTGGTTTATAATTTAAATTCATATAAAGAGATAACTCTTCATCACTTGCAGGCAAGTTCATCTGGATTCATTATAAATGGATCAAAGCCTGTATTTCCTTTAACTATTTCAAGAACATCTTTAGCAGCCATTTGACCTTCAATCATTTCTTGATACTTACTTCTTTTTCCTTGTGACAATGCATCTTGAGCATACGCTTTTACTTTAAACAGCCTATCTGACATTCCGTTCACAACTATATCCACAAACTTTGGAATAATAGGAACTGGAGTCCAGTCAAGATTTAAGTAAGACAAATCTCCGTCTACTGCTAATTCATTTTTATATTTTGCAATTGATTGTTCGCCTCTTGCATATAGACGTAGTCTGTTAAAGTCCCTCCACTGACTATAGTATCGGCATCCGTTAGAATCTTTACGAAACCATTCATATTGAATAGCTTGTCCTATTTGTAACCCAAACTCATCGGTCGCTTTCTCAGCATCAGATACAAATTGACTAGGGAATCCTACTGATGAAATGTTTATGTTTACCTCTTTCATCTAATTAATTCACTTAATGTTCCTTTGTTATTATATGTTGCAAAGTTAAGACTTATTTTTGACTCTTTTTTCTGCGGTAGATATACATGCTTTTGATTTGCCATAATAGCTAAACCTGAACTAATACTAGCATCAAACTTAGTTCTAGCACTTATATCAAACCTAGCCCAATCTTCTAAAGTCCTAGTAAAATACATACTACCCATTTCTCCAGCTCTATAACCACCATCTAAATCTAAACCTACATATTTTTCTATGTACGACTCTATAGCGGCAGCATGAGACTGCTTAATATCCTCAGAAGTATTCGGTATACCTCCAAGTTCTTTTTCTGTCTTAGATAGTTTAGTGTAATGTTTGTCCGGCCTGTTCATGCTAAACCCTCTATACCCTCTGTTTTTAAAGTGATAGAGTAGCCTAGGCTTGTTATTCTCAACCAGTATAGGCATCCCATAAAACACACAAGCCATTAATACTTCTTCAAAAAATATCTCTGCTGTTTGTGGTCTAGCAACATACTCTAAAAAAAACTCATTGCTTGGAGCTTCTTCCATACTATACTTTGTCAAACCATGTAGCGCTCCATTAGAACCTCCTCCTCCTACAGTTCCAGATATATCATACGAGTCACATCCAAATGCTCCTATATGTTCATTTGATGGAAAGAACACTCCGTGTTTAGAATACTTAGCATTGTTTAAACCTTTCTTAGGAGTCCAGGACACTTTGAATCGTCCTCTTGAATCTGGCGTCCATATAACCTCTGAGTCTTTGATTCCATCTTTCCAGTAAAACCTACCTCTTGTTAACGTGATGCTCCATGATTAATGAATCATTATAATCTATCTGCTGATATATCTTAGTTAAGTTAAACAGCGATGACTTACTCTCATCTCTAAATGCGTGCGACTCGGTTCGAGGGAACTGTCTGTAAAATTCATTCAGTGCATCCGCATCTTTCTTTAATGACTCTACCTCTGCTTCCCAATAATCTATTGCTCCGTTTGTAATCCACTCATCATCTACCCCTCTAATTTTTTTCTCAGGCTTTCTAAACACAGGCATACCAAACCTATCTATAAACCCTTCCATGTTCCACTCCATAGGAATAAATAGATTATACAGTCCTGATTTAGTCTGACCATTTGCATTACGAGTCTTTAAATCTGAATCCTCAAACAAACGCTTAAAGTTCTCACCACCTTTACTAAGCGCATTTGAAGTAGAACCCATCATACACTTACCTATTATCTTACTACCTAGTCTTAAACAAGTTTTAGTAACACGCCAGTTGTTTTGAATGTTGTTTGGCTTAAGCCACTTACCTGATTCATCATGAACTAAAAGCAAAAGTTTCTCACCATCATACGAGTTATCATCCGTATTCTTCCAGTCAATTGTTGTATCTAAGCCTGTCATCTCATCATCCATCACCTCGTGCATATTTTTCTTGGTAATCTTTAGAAGCTGGAATCCTAAAAGCTAACTCTGTTTTAGGTTTATCCATACCATCCTGAATAGGTTTAAAAAAGAATGGCAGTCTATTAGCTATAGGAACAACTTTATCTGTAAACATTTTTTAGCATCCGAACCAGTCTTTGATAATATACCAACTCTTGAATCTCTAGCCAGAGTTCCTGTGTTTACACACTCAGATGAACCCATAAAAGAAAACCCTGAACGTCTTATCTTTAAATAATCCATACCAAAACACCTCTTGTCAGCCTTACAAGCTTCCCAGTATATAAAAAAGATTCTATTAGCTTCTCTAAAGTCTGGATACCCAACATCTATACTTGTCCACTGAAGATACATATAATGCGAACCTGTCATATAAGTAGGCTTTCCATTATTATAAAACCAATATCCCAGCTCTCTTCTATCAAACTCAGCCTCTATGTAATCAACCCATTTGTTTTTAAAACTAGCAGAGGTCTATCGTTCCACTGGAAGATAGATGTTTATACGAGATAAATCTTTAGGCAAGCTCTTCACGCTCCCAGTATTGCTCTTTTTTTTCTTTACCTCTTTTAAACATCTCTTTAGGCTCTGGTGGCATACCAATAACCAAACCGTTAATTTAATATCTTTCCTATTCGACCTGTTTTAGATATAATAACTAAATCATATTTTTCACTATACCCATATAGCCACGTCTTGCTTGTATTCTTTTTTTTAAATACACCAGACTTAGGAATATAATTACTTAATTCTTGATATAGTTTATTTTGACCTTCGTTCTGCAAACCCTTGTTTTGTATTTGTTTTATCTACGTGTCCTCCAGAGTTTATTACTTCTTCCTCTGAATCTATTTTATTTAGTATCTCAAACGCATCAAATATAGCAAGCTTCTTAGTTGCTGCTGCGTTCTTTAATCTATCTGCCGCCAACTCATCGTCTGGGTCAGGCTTTATAATATCTTCTTTCGCTACCTTTATTAGTTGCTCTACAGCTCTACGCCCTGCGTGTATGATTTCTTTTTTTAATTCATCTGAGTTCATAATACCATGTTATTTGGTGGTCATACATTCTATATAACTTTTCATCATCTACCATAAACTCATATTCACTCTCTGGTTTAAATGATATCTTGTCTCCTTTGTTTACCCCTTTAGATAATAAATACTTATTAGGATATTTCATATAACCAATCAACGGCTCTTCTTCTCCTCTCTTCATTATAATTGAATCTTCTTTTGCCGCAGGCTTCACAAAACAATACCTGTCATGACAATGCCACTGTCCATCTTGTTTGTACATAAAGAACTGGTCGTTCTCTATAAAGAACAGGTTGTCTTTAAAATAACTTTTACCACTCTGCCTTCTCCCCTTCATGTCATTGTAAAACTTAAATACGTTGTGATGTACTAGCAGTGTATCACCTACCCTTATATCGCCAGTGTACCCTAGCGGGGTAGCCTCAACTATTCCTTCTCGGTTAGAAGCTTTGTGATTCTCCTCTGATGTACTTGTGATGAGTTCAATACCACTTACATTTTTTGTATTGTTATATCGCTTATCATCTACTGGCTTAACGATAAAATAAAAAGGTGACCTCATTAAAAGTTTATATTATATTCGATTGATACAGGCATGTTGACATTGAACTCCTTCCATAAAAGTATTTCATCTTTATGTTGAATCCAAATTTTAAAACCTTTAGATTCTTGGTCGAACTGTATTAAGTGTATAATGTAATTCTTTCCTAATACTTCCTGCCCTACTATATAGTGCATCGCTCCTGATTTATAATCAGCGCCTATTGATACTTTTCTTATATCCATTTGATTAAATTTGATTAATACAAAGATATAAATTATTTACCTGCCTTGACCTCTGTATTTTTTTTGGTAATACTTAGATGATTTTACCTTAGAAGATTTTGTTTTTGCGTGTACCCCTGGCCTACGAGTCTTTGGTTTTTCGTAGCGCAGACCGGACATTGATTGTGCCATTTAATTAGATTTATTATTTATTTTTTCAAACGTTCTCATACCACCCAGTCCTAGCATACCGATAAGCACGGTCATAAGATGTTCCATCTGAAGAGCAGGTGGCGCTGTTTCTACGCCCATATACCACACTAGCATATCTCTTATTATAAAATTATATGCAAGGGCAATCCCGCACACCCAGCCTATGAAGGGACGCCATCCGGCCACAAAGATTGTTCTGTGCTTTGCCTCCATCTCATTGATAGCAGTTTGCATCTCTATAAGTTTTTGAGGGTCAATCTCTTTTCCCTTAATAAGCTGTCTTATCTCTAAACCTAAGCCATCAACGCCTGAGTCACTAAATCCTAATAATTTTTTTAAAAGCTTAAGCATACGTCCAAATTACGTTTTTTGTTTTTATTGGGTCAGCATCTACATGAATAAATGTATCTGCTATTCCTATTCTATTAAAGCCTACATTAAGCAAAGCTTCTAGTATTACATATCTTGTGCTGTTTGACGCTACATGTATGTCAGCTGCAAACCCTCTTAGGTGTGATGAGTTCTCTGAGCCACCCACTTTCTTGTTATGCTTAGGTGTTCTAAATCCTGAATTAATTCTGAATGGTGTTCCTGCAGCCTCACGTGCGCTGTCTAACATACGTAAAAAAGATTCATCCATGTTACTTCCACTGTCAGTAGAGTCAGGAGAATCAAATTCTGCATGTGTAAAGTATTTCACTTTTTCTTTATTAGTTGAACAATTTTAATGATTGTATACACTAAGGTAGCAAGAAACAATAAACTTTGCAACCCTTGGTTAATTTCCGCTATACTAACTACTAAAACAGTAATACCAAGTACCGTAGGTTCAAAATCTAAATTCATGTTATTCTGTGTCATCATTATTAAGTTCAACTAAATCCCAATTTTGAGTTTCCTCATTCCAGTTATATAGGTTATCATCCTCTGGCATTGGCGTTGGGGGTTGCCAATCAAAGTTATCGTCTAAAGACCAACTTGGGTAGGGCTGAGGTGCAACAAAGACATCACTGTCTGAGTCGTAGGTATAGCCTGTTCCAGCAAACTGTTTTCTTATATTATGATTGTAAGAAGTTTGCACCCAGTTCGTATGACCAAAGAGCGTAGAACAAAACTCTACTCCTTTAGCTTCGCTTTCTGTTTCACCATCTAAGCAGTTCATTGTTGTGTACAACAATTACTTGTAGTACTATGTTGTTTTCGTCAAGTTCTGCAAAATGTGCCATAATATTATTTTTACAAAGTTAATTAAATTTTATTTATGAGTGAACGTATGTTCCACTCCCTGTATATGTTAATATTGTTTCATTCCATCTGTTGTTACTGTTGGAGAACCTGTTGTTGTTCCAGAGTATTCAGAAGTAATCAATCTTAAAATTACTTTTCCTGAACCACCAGGCTCCACCAGCACCACCTCCACCAGCTCCACCAGCACCACCACTAAGCCCGCCTGTTGCAGTACCTCCAGTACCTCCACCACCACCACCGTAGTTAACTAAAGCTCCTGTTATACCTAATGCTAATCCATTTCCACCAGCCCCCGCAGCACTTGCGCTGTTAGGTTCTCCTACAGCACCCGTTCCACCTCCACCAGCTCCTGTGTATGGTTGATTAACTGCTCCAGCTCTACCCCCATCAAAACCTTCTCCAGCTGTTCCAGAGCCTCCGTTATATGCAGCACCTGGATGAGCTCCCGCACCACCACCAGAACCACCATTTCTACCAGCATTAGTGTTATTAGAACCTCCTCCTCCTCCTCCTACAGTATTCACTGTAGCATTTCCAGAGATCGTAGTCGCTGTTCCGTCATTACCTGGGTCTTGGTATGTTGTTACTTCTGCACCACCAGCACCAATTGTAATTGTATATGTTCCACTTGATAAAGTTAAAGGTGTTTCTCCGCCAGCACCACCACCACTAGCATACCAAGAACTTCTAAGTCCACCAGCACCACCACCACCACCGTTGGATGCTCCTGATGCTCCACCAGCTAAAACCATGTAGTTCATTGTGCCGGCTGCTGTGCTTGGGTTATGAGTATAACTTCCACTTGCTAAATATTGTAATATTGTTTCTGAACCAATTGCAGATATTGTTGGGCTTCCTGAAGTAGCTCCAGAAAAGTCAGATGTATTCATTCTAAGAACAACTATCCCTGAACCTCCCGTAGTATAACCACCAGCTCCAATACTTCCACCTAATGCACCTCCACCTCCTCCGGTGTTAATACCTCCTGCTGTAGAAGCTGTTCTAATACCATTTAAAGTTCCATCACCACCACCATAAGTTCCATTACCTCCTGTACTACTTGATTGGTATGCAGCTCCTCCACCACCACCAGCATAACCAACATTGCTTCCTGTGATTGCAGATGTTATTCCTGCACCTCCATTACCTGCTAAATTAGCGCCATTGTTTGCGCCAACTGAACTTGCACCACCACCACCAGCACCATTAAAGTTTACAACAGACGTTCCTCCTGCAAATCCTTGGTTTGCTGTACCTGCTCCACCTGCTAATGATGTACCAGAGTTTAATTCACCTGCTCCTCCACCTGAACCACCTGCACTTCCTACAGCATTACCGCCTCCACCAGCACCACCACCAGTAGTAGTAATAGTAACTAAACCTGTTATTGATGAATCATTTCCATCATTACCAGCACCTGAAGTCATTGCTCCACCAGCACCAATGGTTACTGTGTAAGTACCAGTTGCTAAAGTTAAATTTGTTTCTGCGCTTGCGCCACCTCCAGAGGTAAGTCCATAAGTAGTTCTAAATCCACCAGCACCACCACCACCAACACCACCGGCACCTGTAGAATAAAATCCACTACCACCACCTGCTGCTACTAAATATCCCATCTGTCCAGAAGGTATAGGATATTGCGCTAGGTTGGCTTTATAAGCCATGTAGATGTATGTTGAGCCATTACGATTAGAACCCCCTCCTGTTCCTTTAGGCTGAAATGAATCACTTAGGAAATCTATTTCTAAAGATGAATTAGTACTTTCAGCAGCATTTGAATTTGCTTGTAATTGTACATCTCTTGGGTTTGTAGTTGTTCTTTTATTGTCATATATATTCCAATCATTAGCCTGACTGGCCTCTTTAATCATTACAAAAGAAGGTTCAAACCCTGTAGGTACAACTGGCCCAGTTGAAGAGCCATTTCCTGTATAACTTCCCATCTTGCTAAATCCAGATATAGAAGTAAAACAGTAAGCTATGTAATCAAAATTATTACTACTTGTAAAAGCGCTAATAGTTGTGCTTGTAGACCTTGTAGACCATGCTGCCCCACCATCTTGTGATGCCCCTGAGGTGTTTAAGTTTAAATAATCGTAAGAGCCGTCTACTATATCTGTTTCAAAAAACCAATCTTGTGCCCCGTCTAATCTTTTGTAAATAATAATTGAAGGTGCTACTGAAAGGCCGTGACCAACTGTTTGTGATGCAGAACCATTTGTTGTCCACTTAACAATACTTAATCCAGCTGCTTGATTGGCGCTAACTAAAGATTGTATTGTTCCGTCATTGTTGATTGTTGGTATTGGATTTGCTTTCCAGTTCCATGCAACGTAATTTTCTCCATTAGCATTATAATTACCTGAAGCATTATCTAAAGTAAAACCATCTGAATCAAATGATGTTACACTTCTACTTTCTTGAGCCTCCGTTGTATTAGGTGTTATCTCTTTACTTACCCCTTGAATTATATCAGCTAAATTATGGTCTCTAACTGTAATCTCTATTTTTTATCCAAACTATACTTGGTCTAAAACCTAATCCTGTAACAGCTTTGACCAGAACACCAGTACCTGTATATAATTTATTTGCAAAACTATCCGGTAAAGCTGGTGCAGCTGAAGCGGTCAGCAGCAAAGGCTATGTAGATATAATGTACCTCCATTGAGTTCATTAGCTCCACCTTGGTTTCTGTTGAACCTTTAACTTGGAAATCCATTAGTTAAAGAAATCTACAGTGATACCTGATCTCCTATGCAGTTCACTTCAGCTGATGAACTATTAGGAATTAATGCTAAATTTCTTGGGTTAGAAGTGACTTCTTTTATTATCAAATATTAACCAATTATCACTGCAGCATCTGTTCTTTTATCATTAACAAAAGCAGGTTCAAATCCTGTTTCTACAATCGGTCCATTTGTTGAACCATTACCTGTGTATGAGCCAAACTTTGAAAAGCCATCTTTTTCTGCAAAACAATAAGCTATATAATCACTTCCACTTCCGTTAACACTACCTGCATGTATTACCTAAAAAATACTGTTGAAGTTGGTGCAGTTCCATTGCAAAATACATTTGCAAGTATCTGAAAAAACTTGGTCAGTTAAATTTAACTGCTAAATATTTTGTCCACTTAAACCTAAAGCTGGTATGACTTACCCAATCCAACTTCGCACTGATTCTGTTCTCTTGATAAATAACTACTTTCTGGTGCAACTCCTAAATTATGACCTACAGTTGATAGCTGAAGTTCCATCTACCTGTATATTTGAACAATACTAAATCCTGCTTTTGTATTTGCTTGTACTGTACTTGTAATTGTTCCATCAGTATTGCTGCTTGTAGTTCCTCCGTTTGCTTTCCAACACCAAGCTACATAAGTAGCTCCATTTTGATTTAGCATCACCTCCATTGCATTACCAACAGTAAATCCATCAGCATCAAAAGATGTAATTTGGTCAGTTGTGGACATTATAACCGCTAGCATTGGTTATTTTGTACTAATTGATTTGTTGCCCTCTTGTCGAGTCAAACTGCATTGTGGTCATTAGAAGCACTCACTTTTTGTACCAAACCAATCTGGTTGGAAACCTACTCCTGTTATTGCTCTTGAGCTGAACCATCTCCTGTCCATATAACCGTATTAAAGTTCTCGCTAGGTATTGGGGGTATATCTCTGATTGTAAATCTCTCCATTCTCCTCCATCCCAAAACTCTACTAAGTTAGTAGTCGTGTTATATCTCCACTCACCTGTACTTGGACTAGTCGGTCTCTGCGCAGTAGTTCCACTAGGCAACTTTAAAGCAGTGTTTAAACTTTCTAAGTTAAATAAATCCGGGTTTGATGTAATTTTTGTTGTTGCCATAATTGAAATCCTACTGTTACCGTATTACCGGCAGCTCCTGTTCCTGTATATACGCCAAACTTTGAGTACCCTTCGACTGAATGGAAACAATATGCGTTCATTGTTTGCCCTCCTGAACCTGATTCTGCAAATATTGTTGTTGAATCAAAACCTGCGCCAGATGAATCACCTTTTGCATCTCCTGCGTTAAGTTTAATATAATCAAAACTTCCATCTATAAGACTAGTGTACCACCACCAACTTGCAATTTGACTCGATTGTTTATATAAAACCACGTCGGGTGTTTGTGATAATCCGTGACCGATGCATTGTTTATTTTTTTCCAAGCCGCTCCATTGTAATATTCTTCACAAGAAGCTGAACCTTCTGAAGATGCTTCATTTTCATTGGTATTGTTTCTAATCATACCAGCCACATCGGTAGCAGGTCTGTTCAGCTTTGTACCTGTAGGTATTTTTAGGCCGCTCTCTGAAGTCGACTCATTTAAATCTAGTACGTCTCCTATTACTTTTGTTGTTGCCATATTATTCTTTTTCTATCCAATTTACTGTTTCTTCATCCCAAAGATACGATTTTCCATCATTTGGTTTATCTACAGGAGCTGCCCAATCGGAATAAATAGATGTCCCGTCTGTAAAAAACTTCAGGACTTATATCTTATCTACTAATATCCAGCTAGGATAAGGTTTAGGGCCTACAGGCATTCTTGTTGTACCACATCTTGTGCTTCTTCACACCAAAAATCTTTCCTTCTACTTTTTCTACTGGAGCTGTCCATCCTGTCTCTGTGCTCCACGACCAGCTAGGATAAGGAGCTTCTGAGTTATAAGGCTGAGATAAATACAAATAATCTACCCACTCAGTAGTATCTTCTTTCCACCAGTATTCTCCCTCTGGTTTTTCTACTGGACATTCCCATAGACAAGACTCTTCATTTAAAGTCCAAGACTCAAATGGCTGTGGCGCATAAAACGCATCTCTTACAGGGTCGTAAGTATACCTACCCCTGCATAATTTTTTCTAAACGGTGTGCCTCCATTTTGGTGAACACCACCTATTGTATTGTAAGAAGTTCTTTTGCATAGTCCGCCTTTTCCATAATACCCTTCCCAGTAAATCGTATTGTCTATAACCTCTGGTGGAAGCGCATGAAGCTCTTCAAGCTTTACTTGTATCTCAGCCTCTATCGCTGTAATTTCTTCTTGTGTTTTATCTGCAGTTCTGCTGTCTTCTAAATCTTTTATCTCCTGCTCAATCGTTTCGTCTCTTGCAGATTTCTCATACGTCTCAGCACTCCAGTAATTACTCCAGTTACTACACAAAGACAATTGTCTATTTCTTGGTACTTTGCATCTATCTCTTCTTGCTTTGCTTCAATCGCAGCTGTATCTTCCTCTGTAGGCTCTTCGATAGAAGTAAGCGTGCTCATCTCACTCCATAATACTTCAAGCTCTTCTCTTAGAGTTTCTGTTGTGTGGTCGTTATTTAAAAATGCGTAATGTGCCATATTAACTAAAACTTATTGTATCTGTTCCCAGCTGTGAAACTGGTTACTTTATCACTACCATCCGTAGCTGTTGAACTTGTTAGACCTGAACCTACTGTATATTGTATAGGTGTTGGGATATCTAATGATTACTATTCCGCTACCTGAACCTCCGGTTCTAACCATTGCACGGTGTAATTAGTGCTCCTCCTCCACCTCCTCCAGTGTTTGTTGAGCCAGAATTTCCATTAGCATTATATTTACCTTACCACCTCCACCAGTCCTGTTCCACCTGAAGTTGGTGATACTCCAGAAGCTCCTGATGCACCTCCACCTCCTCCGTAAGATACTGCATGCTCCTGTTATACTTACTGATACAGCCCCACTCCACCTGCCTGTTGAAGCTGAAGACGTAGCGTTCGTAGACAGCAGCTCCACGCTCCTCCACCACCAGCAGCACCTCCACCTCCTCCACCATCTCCATCTCCATTACCACCTCCAAATCCTTGGTTAGCTGTTCCAGCTCACCCGTCTTGAGTCACCAGGGTTTGTTCCTGCTCCTCCACCACCAGAACCACCTACTGCAGCCTCTGGTATAAGCTTACGGTTTGCAGCCCTACCTCCTGCAATTGAAGTTATAGTTGAAAAACTAGAATGAGTACCATTTCCACTATTTGATTCCGCCTGTGATACTCCCGCACCACCCGCTCCAACTGTCACAGTGTATGAAGTGCTTAAAGCAACACCAAATTTAGATTCATTTGACGCACCACCTCCCGATGTACTACCAAAAGATGTACGAAGTCCACCTGCTCCAGCTCCACCTCCACTATTTGCACCACCTCCTCCACCTCCAGCTACTACTAAAAAGTCTGCTTCAAAATCTACACTAGGTGATGCTGCTCCTTCAGAGAATCTCTTCCAGTCTGCGTTGTCTTTGTATTCGAGTCTGCTGTCTGTTGTATTTAAACGTAGGTCTCCAGCAACTCCCGTTGGTCTTTGAGCTTCGAAGTTCCCTTTGCCCACACTAGACCTCCAGTGTTACCACTCATGTCAATTACGTTTGTAGTTACTTTGTTTGTTGCCATGAGCTAAACGTTATTGTGTTATTACTACTTCTATTCCATTTGCTGCGGTTGTCGGTGGCGCTGTTGCGAAAGTTAATGTCGTTCCTGCAACTGTATAGTTTGCCGTTCCCCCAGAATCTTTGGAGTTTTGATATACACCGCTAATAAATATATTTAGATTAGCAGCTGCCGTTGGCGTTACTGATAATGTAAATGCTGTTGTTGAGTTGTTTCCTGTAAACTGATCTTTAACAACTGATGTTCCTGTGGCAGTAGCAGCAATTGTAATTTCAGTAGCAGAAGTTTGAGTTAGCGTTATACCAGCTCCTTGAGTTAAATTTACAGCTGAGTCAGTTCCAGTAGCAGCGTCTAATTGTAAAGGAACACTACTTCCAGCTTTTGCACCCGCTTTTATAGTATACGTGTCTCCAACAGTCGCAGTGACGCAATATGATATCTCATTTGCACTTACTCTTGTTAAAGTCAATGTCCTGTTCCTCCTGTCAGAGTAATAGCATCATTCGTAGAATCACTACCTGCTAAGTTGATGTTTGTAGTTGCCGCTGGAACATCTATCGTATATGTAGTTCCAGATAACAAGGACTTCGCTACTTGTATATTGTCAGTTCCTTTATACCCAACGAAATAATCTATATCTGCTAGGGAAGAACCTGTTGTAAATTGTGAAAATTTTACTGCCATTTTATTTTAATTTATTCTGTTATTAAGTCATTACTATTTAATTCTGAAACCATTTGGATTGAAAGTTCAGTTATAATATCTTCACTTCCGAACGGAGCTTGCCCCGCTTCTCTTTGTCCAATCCAATTCCCTATGGCAATAAATGACGGCATATTACCAAAGAGCTATTATGTTATCAGCACTTGTTCCTGTCGCAAAAACCTTAACTACATTCACTGGGAAAAAAGTTCCTGTGTTTACTCCTTGAAAAGTAACCTCATCACCACCTACGGTTGTTACTTTTAAATTTCCTGCTGTACCTATATACAACACGGCACCTTCTTGATTACCATCGTATAACTGATAAGCCTTTGCATTTGCCATAATATCATCAGTCAAGTTTAACGTGGTTGTATTCTCTATACTCAGGACTGTTGTCTGAGTACCATCTGTAGTATTTACTACGATCATACCAGTTTGAACTGTTTCCGCTGTAAAGTTTGCATTGCTATCAATTAGTTGCTTGGTTGCAGCAGATGTTGTTGTTCCACTTGGACCTACTATTCCTATGTTTGGAATGTCTGTTAAGTCTGATTTGTTAACAGGCCATGCTCTATATCCTTGTAATTTTTGGTATGCCATTTTTAATTATTTTTTTTACTATACGGAAACAAACGATTAAGACCATCTCGTCTTTCGCTGCACCCGCAATCTTTATTAAGTTTTTGTGATACTACATCTACAGCTTTTTTTATACCTGTAAACTTAGTAAACTTTTCTATATCATCTCCCAGACCCCTGGACTTCATTTTATACATATACACTTTTCTTTTTTACAATCTTTCATCTTAAATGATATTGCAAATATAATCTTATTCCAGTTACATTTAAAATTATGTGTCAAACCACCCCACCATCTTGCGATTGCGTGCGATGTTTTGATAAGCCATGCTCCTAGTTTTTTCATAATATTTATTTTTTACAACCAAAATTGTTTGCGTAGTTAGCCATGGCTACTACCGCTTTAGAATACTTGTCTGTATTTTTCATTACTGCTGATGCAGCAGAACAAGTAGACTTACCTGGCATATTTTTATTTACCCAGTTAGTAAACTTTCCTTCATTCTTTTTTTTAATTTCAGGAAACGCATTTTTTTTAGTTCTACCTTTTGCAGCCATTACTTCATGTTTGAATCAGCTGAGTATGGGTGTTCTCCGTAATACTTGTACATTCCTTTAGACTCGTTTCTTCTGTCTTTTAAAGATTGTTTTTTCTTACCGTTACGAGCTGCGATTGCTTCGTCGTCTCTTGAATTGTATCCTTGTTTTTTCATAATATAAAATTTTTATTTATACAAAGATACTAATATTTTTATTAGGTCTTTTTGGATTTGTTTACTACAAAAAGAATATCATCATAACGATTTTTCATGTGTCTTAAATCTATTACTTCTATACAGTCTTTTAAATCTTCAGGAATACAATTTTTTAAACCCTCAACCCAATTAATATCTTGTACGTCTTCAATAACCAAAATACCGTCGTCTTTTAAAAGCGGTAAATATAAACTTATATAAGCCATCATAGATTCATAAGTGTGAGCTCCATCATCTATAATTATATCCGCTTTAATATTTTTTTTAGTAAAATTATTATTTACAAAATCTGGACTATATGCGTTGCTTTCACAATGAAGAACAATATTAGGATTGTTTAAAAGGTCATCAATTACCCTGTCTTTTGGAAGTATGTCAACTCCGTATATTGTTGCATTTTTAAAAAAGTCTTTCCACAGTTTTAAGCTGCCACCGTTCTTATCAAAAAAACAACCTATACCAACCTCTATAACAGTGGTTGCGGTTTCTTTTTTTTTATAAAATAAATACTCATAGACACCTAGGTAGCAGTGTTGAGTTCCTTTATCTGTTAAACTGCTGTCTGCTAATTGAAATAATAATGACATTAATGGTTTATATTATTTGGTAGACTTAGCTCCTTTACATTTCCAGCGCTTTCTAGATAAGTTATTTGGAGTGTTTGGATCGTTTTGTTTCTTTTTGCTTAGACGTCTTTTAATACCTAGACTTCTTGCGCAGTAGCTGTCCCCTTTAGTAGTACCAGGTCTAACTCTAGGACCCCCACCTTTAGCTTTACCTGCCTGACCATAGCTTATTCTTCTACCGTCAGATGTTACTTTTACTTTTGCTTTACCTTGTCTTGGTCTTGCCATTATGCGTTTCTTACTTTTGCTGCTTTAGTATTTGCTACTACTGTTCTACCTTTTGCTCCTTCTCTTTTTTTCTTACGAGCTGTTTGGGCTAATTGTCTTTTAGAAAGTCTTAATGCTTTTTTTCTTGGAAGACATCTGTCTGGATTCTTTTTATCTTTACTCGTGCCGCATTTGCCTTTTATTTTACCATCAGTTCCAATGCGAACCCAATCTTGATTTACCCAATCTTTTAAAGCACCCATTACTTTTTATTTATTTTAATTTCCAGGTTTTAATTTAGGTTTTTTTGGCCCAACCTTATTTCCATAAAAATACTTTGTGCTCGTGCTTTTCTTTTTCTAGACTGTATATTTTGATTATATAAACTTTCGTTAGAGGTTGTAACGCCCCCTGCTTTTCCAATTCTTCTTTTGATAGCCATTAACGTATCATTATATTTAATTGCTTGATTGGTGGAGCTATGGTTTTTTGAGCCTTGCTTTTTTCTTCCAATACCTATCTTGGGACTAACCGAGTTTTAGGCCTTTACTGTCTCTGGACTTTTTGTTTAATTTACTCATTTCTTACTTTTTTTTGCGTAGTTAGGATCTTTACAATATTTACTTGCTGCCATATTAGCGTAGGCAGACGGGTACGTATCAAACGTTCTCTTTGCCCAAGCAATACCTGCTGGACAAATTTTGTTCTTACGTCCTGTTTTTTTCTTAGCCATTAATATCCTGAAACCGTTTTTTTCTCCATACCGTAGTTTGGATTGTTTTTTATTTTACCCTTCATCATTTTTGCAAATGAGTGAGCTTGTGCTTTACCTACGGCGTTGTAGGGAAATGTTTTTTTACCGCCTGGAAATTTTACTGTTGGCATAATTTATTTATTTTGATTATTATCTTTTATCCATTGGATTTTTAGTTTTCATAGTAGCGTGAAGAATTTTTTCTTCTCTTGAACCCTTTGGTGCGTATACCAATTTAGATATACCTGTCGAAGGGTTATAAATCTCTACATCCCCTGGCGTGGAATTAATTCTTCTAATTGCTGAATTACGAAATCCCACAGAGTCGTAATTATCCATTTTACGGATTCCTACTGACTTGGACTTATTTTTTTTACTAGGTCTTGTTCCTCTAGGCATAATATTCTTATTTTTTTTTAGATTTAAATTTATTTTTAAAAGGATTGCCTTCTTGTCCTACACCTCGGTTAAAAGCTTTATGTCTTGCTCTTTCCCTAACACTATCTCTTTTATTTTCTCTTTTCATATAAGCAGCGAAATCTTTTGTATGAGTACTATAGCTACCCATAAAAGGTCTCTCTGTGTTGTTTAAAGAATCTATAGTTTTTTTACCAGACTCTCTAATAGGCTTGTAAGCTTTTTCAAGATTTACTCTTTGATACGCTTTAGTGACAAATTTTTTATCTTTTGGGCTAATATTTGGATGGTTTGTAAGCTTTGCTTGCTTTTCAGTTAAACCAACCTGACCAGTTTGTTTATTAATTGCAAACCCGTGCATTCTAGTTATAGCATTGTTTTTAAAGTTTAATGAGTCCTTCTGTTTTTTTAATGGGTCTTTTTTTCCAGCTAATGCCATAATAGTTATTATTTTATAAATATATTTATACAAAGATAAGAAATCTAATCTAATGAAATCACAAGTAAACGATTGCCTAAAATACTGGAGAGTTATCAGATACTTTATCAAAGCTAAGTACGGACTCTCAACCGCTGATCTTGACATGCTACTGTTTCTATACAGCGAAGAGATATTTTCTAAAAAAAAGTTTGAAGAGTTTGACAACCTGCTTATATGGGATGGTGAAAGATTCAATCGCCTGTACAAGGAAGGATGGATAGAGGTGTTTCGTAATCGTAAGAAAACCACAAAGTCTTTGTATACCCTAAGTTATAAAACTGAAAGAGTTATCAGTGGTATTTATAAAAAGCTTTCTGGAGAAGAAATACCAACCTCTTTATCAGGCAATCCTATGTTTGCAAAGAATGTAAAGTATACAGACAAAGTATATCGCAATATGATTCTACAGATGAATGAAGTTATACGACAACAACGACGTCTTTCTCCTGAATAATAGTGAAAGGTTTATTGTTAATTAGCATGGTAAACCCAGCCCTTTTGTCATAGTAGATGGTATCGTGAGATTTAATTACACTCACGTCTGTTCCCTCTATAACCACAATTCCTTTTTTGTATCTTAGTTGGTTGGTGTCTTCAGAGCTAAGTAGTAATCCTGATTGTGTTTTGATTTCCTCTTCTATAGGTTGGATGATTATGTTTTTTCCGATTGGTTTCATATTGTTTATTTTAAGATGCTGCTAATACAAAAAGAATTAACAGAAAGAAAAGTATTAGGTAATCTAGTATTTCTTCTAAAAAGTTTTTCATTTACTGCTTTTATAATCTATTACAAACCCAATAGCCACAAGTAGATTCATACCAATTGAGGACGCTACCTCTACTAGGTCATGAAACGAATGTATCGATAAATGCACATGCCCTACAATCCAAAAAGGTATGGCTAGGTTTTGACTTATCCAGATTAGTGTAAACTTAAAAAGCCGCATTAGGATCTTTTATTTTTTTCATCCTGTCCGACTTTAAAAATCTTTTAAAATCTCGAGCTCCCACTTTATATCCAGCGTCCAAAAGGTCTAGCTTTAAATCAGCATCATTTATTTTTTTAGAAAAATCAACGCTTCCATCTGAATTAATAAAACAAAACCTATAGGTGTTATTTATCATAACCATCTTTTCTGAAAGAAACTGTTTGTAGTCTTCATAATTTTCTAAAATATGATTATAATTTGTTAGTGATATATATTTCATTGTGTTTCTATTGATCTTGCCATAGTAACTATAGCGTTAGTAGAAAGTATAGTCACCGCTACCGAGACTGCGTTTTGAAGTGCCTGCTTGGTAACCTTCAGTGGGTCTATTATCCCCATCTCAATTAAATCTCCCTCCTGTCCTGTCTTAACGTCAAGCCCTATGTTCTTCTCGTTATACACTCGGTGGTTTTCTATCCCTGCGTTCTCTTGTATTTGCTTTAGGGGCTCTAACAGTGCTCCCCCCAAAATCGCCTTGGCGATTTTTTTATCAGAATTTTTCTCCCCTTGCATTAACAGCCCCTCTTGATACAGAGCCAGTCCAGCCCCAGGGAGTATGCCTTCCTCTAGGGCACTACGGACTGCGCATACTGCGTCATCAACCCTATCGAATAGTTCTTTTTGTTCAAGGTCTGTGTTTCCACCCACGTAGATAACACCAACGCCTCCTGTGAGCGAAGCGATACGTGATAGTATAAATTCCTTATCTACTTTTGCCTGTGTAATTTTGTGTGCGTCCCATAGCTGGTCCACTCTTTCTTTGATTGCCGTCTGGTCCACATGGTCATTGTCTTTCAATATGATCGTTGAGTCCTTGCCCACTATTATCCTTTGTGCGTGACCTAGGTCCTCAAAGTTTATAATGCTCAAATCATCACCGGTCTTCTCTGAAAAATATGTAGCACCCACTGACAGTGCGATATCGCCCATCAGTTCATGTTGCTTATAGCCAAAGGAGGGTGGAATTATGGCGCAAAGCTTCAAGCTGTTCTTCATGACATTCGCCGCTAGGGTGTTTATCACGTTTTGTGAACATGGGGCTACAATTAATAATTTCTTCCCCTCGTTTATTATTGGTTTTAATATATTCTCTATGGACAGTATGTTGCTAATCTCTGCATCAGATACTAGCACATAGACATCCTCGAGTATACACTCATCTTTTTTATGGTTGTTTATAAACAGCGGTGATGAATATCCCCTGTCTACCTTTAGACCATTGGTAGTCTCGAAGCTTGTCTCAGCTCCCTGGGATTTCTCCACCGTTACTATCCCATTTTTACCCACACTATTATAAGTGTCGGCTATTATTTTTCCTACCCCCCTGTCATTGTTCGAGGAGATGGTCGCCACATCTAGCAGTTTTTGTTTGCTCACCTTACGAGTCTTCTTCTTTAGATTGTCCACTACCTCATTGGTTAGTGTGACCATATCACGAAGGACCTGAGTTTTATTATCCTCCTCCTGTATAAGCTCCATACCCTTAGTCACTATCGCTTCTGTCAGAACAATAGCCGTAGTTGTCCCATCCCCTGCATTGGCTGCAGTCTTCGATGCCGCTTCACGCAGCATTTGAACAGCTAGGTTCTCCACAGGATCTAATAGTTGTATGGACTTGGCAACCGTCACCCCATCCTTGGTCACGGTTATACCGTGGGTATGACTAGGCGACTCTATAAGAACTGTGTTTCCCATAGGCCCAAGCGTTGACTTGACGGCCATAGCCATCTTTGATATTCCGCTGATAAGTTTCTTCTGTGCTTTGTGACTAAAATGTAAGTCTTTCGGTGAGTACCCCCCTGATGTATTCATTAGATTTGATTTAATTTAAAACGAAGATATAAAATAATTTTAAACCTACATGTTGAAATGTTGAAAATAGCTCTCCAACTTACAATATATATTTTTTTTATTTTTCTTTTTTTTATATAAGGAAAACCTGACTCCTTTTTAACATTTCAACATAAATCAATAAAAGTAGTAGTTAAGTAATTAAGAATAAGTAAGTTAAGTCCATGTTGAAAAAAAATATTTTTAACATAGAAATGTTGACTTTCAACATAAATGACGTTTTTTGGCTAGTTTTTTAAAATAAAAAAAAAGGCTACCCCTTAGAGGTAACCTCTTTTACACATTAAAACTAACTAATATGGGTAACTAATCCATAAACCTTTCGAGCATTTTTGCTCTCTGAATTCCTTCAGCGATCTGCTCAATGTTGTCTTGACGTTTTACAGCCTTACGCATCTTGGCTGCTTTCTCAATTCCCATCATGCTGTTTGGTCTTCCGTTTATAAGTCTTCCATCCTTAACGTATAGTCCGTCAACGAAGTCACTTATTTTACTGTAATCTTTCATATCTAATATTTTATTGTTAATCCGATAAGTCCTAGATAAATATTTAACTCACTGTAGTTATGCTCATTGTCTTTAGCAAAGTATGACCATCCTAAAGCAAAACCTAACTGTATGCGGTTATGTATTTCTAAGTCCCACGGCATGCACAAAGGTACAAAATTTTATTAGACGATTAGAGGTGTTGGATAATATATGTGTACAGCCGCCACTTGCCGCCGACAAAAGTGATTAATTTTTTAGCGGGGGGGCTATTGATTCTTTAGAGCTTTGGAGATTTTTTAGGCTTTTTCCTGCGCTCTGCTGCACTATCTCCAACCCTCCGACCTCTACCCCTTGCAACTCGTTTGACGAGCTTA